TTACATGTTCGCGATAATCGCGTCGCCAAACTCTGAGCATTTCAGAAGCTTAGCGCCTTCCATCAGACGTTCGAAGTCATAGGTGACGGTTTTCGCGTTGATCGCGCCTTCCATACCTTTAACGATCAGGTCTGCGGCTTCGAACCATTCCATATGACGCAGCATTACATGTTTGGGCTTTGCTTAAGCTACTGCTTTTAAAGATAATTATCAACAATCTTTATGTCATTATACGACAATAATGCCATATGCTAACTTGCTGATACCACTAACTTTGTTTTTAGTTTTGGGGAACGCTTCCTTGTAAATTTTCGCGCATCTGTTATCATACTCGCTGAGTGAATTTAGCTAGTGCATCAGTGGGTTCGATTCCCCTAACCACAATACTCATCTCAGCGATTCCCATCCTTGCTGTAATACGTTATGTAAGTGTGTTGTTAAACGATTACGTCAATAGCGAAAATAATGAGGAGAAGCTTATGGGTAAAATAATTCGTCAGGTAGTAATGTTCGTATCATGTTTCACTGAAACTGTATGGGCTGGGATGATAAGTGTGGTGGCTGGCGTCATGACAGGCGGTGTCCAAGGTCTCTTGGCACTAGCTAAATTTAACTTGCGCACCGTCATGGGGTGTCGGGGGTCGGAGGTTCAAATCCTCTCGTGCCGACCAAAAACATATTGAAAACCAGCCACTTATGGCTGGTTTTTTTATTGGTATTTTTATACGGGGAAACATCGGGGAAAAACTGGGGAATAATTGCCCGTACTTTCTGTTCAATCGGACGAAAAAATCCCATCCTTTGAATCGTTTTACTCGCCTTGACACTGTATATTTTACAGTAAAAATATAACCTCCTCTCAAACAGATTAAGGAGACTGTTATGTTTGTTGAGTTGGTTTACGATAAGCGAAATGTCGAGGGCTTGGATGGAGCCAGAGAAATTATTCTGGCTGAGCTGACGAGGCGAGTTCATCACATATTCCCTGATGCTGAAGTGAAGGTGAAACCTATGCAAGCTAACGGATTGAATAGTGATGCCAGCAAAAGCGACCGTGAAAAGTTGAACCGTATGCTGGAGGAAATGTTTGAAGAGTCTGATATGTGGCTTACAAATGAATGAATTTACCTAATGTCATCACAGCAAACCCGGACCCACTACCGGGTTAGATTTCCTCTTTACACTATTTTCGAAACTTTGCGTAGATCCTTCCAGTTTAGCAACACGCCGCTTTACCGCCTCGCTGGCTTCCATCATCATGCCCCTGTTTCAAAATCATAATGTTTCGGTGCGCACCTGTTTTTCTCCCTGCCCTATACTTTCAGTCTGACATCTGGCTGGAGGTTTCTATGTGTGGACGTTTTGCACAAGCTCAAACCCGTGAAGAATATCTGGCATACCTGGCCGATGAAGCCGATCGTGACATTGCGTATGATCCGGAACCTATTGGCCGGTACAACGTGGCGCCTGGTACCAAAGTTCTGCTGCTGAGCGAACGCGACGAGCAGCTGCATCTTGATCCGGTTCTGTGGTCTTACGCGCCAGGGTGGTGGGATAAAGCACCATTGATAAACGCGCGGGTCGAGACGGCGGCCACCAGCAGGATGTTCAAGCCTCTCTGGCAGCATGGCCGGGCAATCTGCTTTGCTGATGGATGGTTCGAGTGGAAGAAGGAAGGCGAAAAGAAGCAGCCATATTTTATTCACCGAGCAGACGGCCAGCCGATTTTTATGGCGGCGATCGGCAGCACACCGTTTGAACGCGGCGATGATGCGGAAGGTTTTCTCATTGTGACATCGGCAGCAGATAAAGGTCTGGTAGATATTCACGACCGTCGGCCACTTGTTTTGTCGCCAGAAGCCGCCCGGGAGTGGATGCGCCAAGATATAGGCGGGAAAGAAGCTGAGGAGATAGCTGCAGACGGTGCTGTGCCAGCTGACAAATTTATCTGGCACGCCGTGACGCGCGCCGTGGGTAATGTGAAGAACCAGGGGCCGGAGCTAATCGAGGCGGTACAATGAAAAGTAAAAGAGACCAGACGCGTCTGAAATGAGCGAGGAGCAGACGTTATATTTGACACCTACCCGCTCTGTGCCTCAGGTGTTCCCTGATGGAATACCAATTTCCATTGCCCGTTCTCAGATGTTTCCCAGCATGAAGAACGAAGGGATGCACGACTACCATCTGGATTGATAGTTCTGTAGTGCAATATTGCGAAATTATCTCCAGCGCTGATAAGCCGGAAATCACCACTAATAATAGCTGGGACGCTATCTTCACTCAGAAGGGCTTCAATAGTCTGTGCACGATCAACTAATACGCCTGAACGCGTTATTTCGCTAAATCTCTCATGGAGTATCTGTTCAAGCCATTCCCGATTTTTCCGCCTGCTGCCATGAAGAGAACATTCGAGTCTTTTTAACGTATCCAGTAGCATAGCTTTTGCCCTCATCACAATCGAACATTCACTCTTAAGGCAATATTCGCAGGAATGCAACGTCCGTTACCGGCACAGATCCAGTGCGAACTGCGGCGCTGAGGTTCTGCTATGAGCGAAAAGCAGACAATCACAATAAAGTTATTGCTGAGGTCAGAAAGACCCAGCATTTAATCTTGTGCAAAACGTAACTAGCCCTAAGGTGCCACACCTGTTTTTAAGTCAAATTATCGATGTAAAACCACCTGATAGCTCATTGCTATTTAAATCAATGTGATTCAAAAAATCCTGAGTAGATGGTTTTGTGTTAAGCATTATTCACCATCATGTTAAATGAAAGTAGATTTGAGCATAAAAAGGTAAACCCCTTTTAAAACAGATGGTTAAATAAGAGCTTGCAGCATTCTTACAGAATTTATTTAAATTTTAAGTGCTTACTTCCTTTGAATGCTTTCTTTAAATCCTTTTGAAATTTATCAATGAGCTTGTCTGCATAGTCTTCTACGATACTCATCGCTTTAGCCTTAACAACAAAGATGAGAGAAGTCACATCATTTTCGCGCCCGCAGTTTGCGCACACAATCAGTGAGCCATGAAGAGGGGCGTAGTTTTCGTGTGGCAATGCAAACAGCACGGAGTGGCAGAAAGTACATCTCAGGCCGATGGATTTCTTCAGTTCTTCCATGTGGCTTACCTTTTTATAAAAGTCCGGTAAGAGAACCAGCAACACCGCCTACCACAGAAGAAGTGAGTGGATGCTCCAGGAACTTTGTTAAAAGCGACTTAGCTTCTGCCTTTTCTTCTGAAGTCGCTTCAGCACGGTCAATTTTGTCTATCACTTCCTGAAAGACATTGTAAATATTTTGCGTATTACCATCGCCTACCTGAGCTGACCCGGCAACATGGATAGCGCCAATGGTATAACTGCTCCTTGCAAGTTCATAAGAGCGGTTCTTGCCGTGCTTAACCGACAGCGCGCGGCTCTGTCCTTCTTCTGTTAATACCACACGTTCGTATCTGGTTGACATGTTTTTCAACAAGCCGCGTGAATGGCATCTATTTATAATTTCGAATAAATTTTCTTCTGACCAACCATGTAACTTTTCTATAGCATTACGATCCCCTTGCCCCTGAGCAAAACCCCAATACGTATCCTTTATAGTTCCCCCGATTCGTTCCATATCGTCATTCATAAAAATCAATAAAGCATCAATATCGTTTTGAATTTTATCCGGATCCATTTTTATTCCTTTTTAACAGAGTGCTGAAGTTGAGATCTAGGGATGTATAGCCATTATAATTTACGCCTGAGCTTGACGTTCATACAATTTATCACATTCAGAGAATAATACATGGACACAATCAGAGGTGTAAGCATCCCTGCAAAAAGAACCATCAACTTTTAGAGTCTCTGGCACTCCAACTTCCGCTGTTGGCACAAAGCGGACCAAGACATCAGGAATACTTATCGGACTCTTAGCAGATCTGAATATCTCGTCGTATATCGAGGCGACAGCATTTCTCGCTTCATTTGCCACTGTTGCTGAATGCCCTGCCCGGCAAAGTAGAGCGTTCCTCTGCCGTCTCTGGCATTGAGTTGATCAAGAACCTCCATCAGTTTATCACTACCGGGCCGCGGCGCGTTTTCATCGAACAAGTTGAGCTGGGCTACCCCCTGACTGAAGAAATCACCCAGCATAATGCCGGCTTTCTGGTACCTGTGGCCATCCTTCCAGATTTTGTCCAGGCACTTTACCGCGGCGTTAATCATGTCGCGTGAATCCTGAGTGGGGGTAAGAAGCTTCATGGACGCACTGTTACCATAATACGGCTCGTTAAGCGCAAAGGGAGAGGTTTTCACGAACGCAGAGATAAAGCGGCAGTACTGATGTTCACCCCGCAGTTTTTCAGCACCACGGGCAGCATAGCTGCAGATAGCCTGGCGCATCTGTTCATACTCAGTAACGCGTTCGCCGAATGACCGGCTGCAGACGATTTCCTGTTTAGCTGGTGCAAACTCCTCCAGATCCAGACATGGTTCGCCGCGCAGCTCCCGGACCGTTCGCTCCAGGACGACATTGAAGTGCTTTCGAATAATCCACGTACTCTGCTCAGAGAGGTCCAGAGCCGTTTTGATGCCCATAGCATTAAGCTTCTTACTAATTCTGCGACCAACACCCCAAACATCCTCTACAGGCACGATCGCCAACAGCCGACGCTGCCGATCGACATTTGACAGGTCAACTACCCCGCCCGTCTGCCGCTGCCATTTCTTTGCGGCGTGGTTGGCGAGTTTAGCGAGTGTTTTTGTCTGGGCAATGCCAACGCCAACGGTGAGGTGCGTACGCTTCAGAACCGTAGCGCGGATCTCCTTGCCGAACTCAGTCAGGTCCCGGCAGTTTCGCACTCCGGTGAGATCACAAAAAGCTTCATCGATACTGTAAATTTCGACGCGGGGGCTCATTTCCTCAAGCGTCGTCATTACCCGGTTCGACATATCAGCATACAGCTCATAGTTGCTGCTGAAGTAAACAACGCCTGCGCGCCGGAAAAGCTCCTTTTGCTTGAAGAACGGCTCTCCCATGGCAATTCCAGCCGCCTTGGCCTCAGCGCTGCGCGCGATTACGCAGCCGTCATTATTCGAGAGAACAACCACTGGCCGCCCTTTCAAATCGGGCCGAAACACCGTCTCGCATGATGCGTAGAACGAATTCACATCACAGAGCGCAAACATATTCAGCTCGCAGATTTAACGATGAAAGTCACGACGCCGAAAACGTCCAGCGTGTCTTCGCTGCCCACAACAATCGGACTATAGGCGCTGTTCATAGGATTGAGTTGCACGGTCGGGCGCAGCTGAAGGCGTTTAACAGTGAACTCCCCTTCCACCGCAGCGATGACAATATCACCATGCTCAGCAGTCCTGGAGCTGTCCACCACCAGAAGATCACCGTCGCTGATCCCGGCTTCGATCATAGAATCACCCGCGGCTTTGACGAAATACGTTGAACTCGGGTGAGCGACAAGTAACTCATTGAGATCGATACGCTGTTCAACGTAATCAGCTGCGGGACTTGGGAAACCACACTGAACTAAGTCACTGAAAAGCGGGAGAGCGATAATTTCTCGCAGTTCTGTTGGCCTGATGAATTCCATTGCACACACCTCAAACACTGTTTTTATATACAGTAGTTTTATTTGTAATTGTCCGCAAGATACAGGCCCTATCGTGACTGTTCAAAGCTTCACCGTTTCGTTTCTAAGTTTCTCTTGGCTTTAGAATTATTGCGTTTGTAAATTTTAAAAAGAGTGCAATAACAGGAGCCAGCAGCAACATAAAGCCCGCCGGGTAAAGGCTTGAGGCTAACTATTTATGTTTCTGGTGGTGACGGCCAGCTGATCTCCTGATCATTTGTGAACACCAGGCGGTTTAGTTTCACCCGGTAGGACTTCCACGCCATCAGTTGATCCGCCTCCACTTTTGTGGCAATACCCAAATCGCTGGCATCCTGGAGTGGTGCAATTTTTTCCCCCGCAGCGGCGATCAATTCTGAACGATGGGCTTCCGCCTGGTCGATTTTTTCCTGCCGGGTAAACTCGCGCGGAATTATTTTTTCGCCGTTCCACATCCATTCACCGTAAATATTCAGGCCATCCGGCACATCGGCGGTATTGACCTCAGTTACCGAAAGATTCAACGGATAAAGGCGTGACGCGTCAGCATGGTATGATCGGATTACCCCTTTATCATCAAAACAAATTTTCAGCGTATCAGGCTGGAAGCGGGTCAAATGTAGATACCAGTCCAGACCATCTTCTGTTTGAAGATAAATCGCCTGAATCATCAGGTCGTAATATTCAGGTGTGTAAATCGTTAAATTATTAAGTGTTAATGCCATACCATGTGTCCTATGCAGTGTGACCAATGACCATCCAGCCGACAGTCGGAACATATTTCTGAATTGGGCGGTAAAATAATGTATCGTTTACAGGTTCGTTACCCTCGGCGTTGTAACCAGTAAGGACACATCCAGCAGGCGCGCGCTGCCATGCATTTTTAGCAATGATGAATGACCCCTCGGCACCCAGCGCGACATCAGTGATGAAATTTGACTGCACCCAGTTAATTTCCGCCTTCGCCCCAAGCCGCCCAGTTAGCCAGTTTGACAGCCAACCGCCCCATACAGAGCCGTAGAGATTCCCGTCATAGCTCAGTCTCGCTCCATTCGGGCCCCACAGGATGTCACCGGTACGGGAGATAACAAAATCTCCGCCCCCCTCATTACCGTTATTAAGACGAAGATCAGAATTACGGTCTTTATAAATATATGCTCTCGGGGTGCCATCTTTATTTTGAAAAATAATATGCTGACGGTCGTCACTCTCGATGAAAACACTTGTATTCGACGTAATTGAATTTGCAGTAATTCCCGCAGGGGCCTTAACTACATTACCTAAGGTTACAGCCCCGGTATTTGCGTCAACATAAAAAGGACGTAAATTGTTATACCCGCCATTCGGATCACCTTTTTTAGTAAACATCAGGTAAAACGTTGTACCGTCAAAGCGGAAAAGGGTACTCACATCTTTCTGCTTTAAGCGGAGTGCGGTTGAGTCAGTGATAGCAAGAGATCCCGCCATTTCGTCACCAGCGCGCTGCACAGCGCCGGTAATGCGTACGTCATCCCCTGCCGCCACAGTGCCAGCTTTTGTCCCAACATCCAGAACTGCTGCCTCTTTCAGCCCAAGGTTTTTCCGTGCCCTGACTATATCCATCACATCACTCAGGTCTGCATCCTGTCGCAGAAACAACCCATCGCCCGTTGAAACCTTCAGCTCGATATCAGCCGTTTCAGACACGGCGAGTCTAAACTGGAGTTTAACGCTGATACCACTTACTGGCTTCTCGATCGCGGCACAGTTCGCTACAGCATAAAGCTCGCCTGCATCGGTCAAAAGTCCGACCTCCCTGACTACAAAGCCGCCCACATCGGCAGGCAGTACAAGCTGCGCAATAAACTGATTAGCCTTTTCCGGTGAGACCTGCAATGATGAAACCGCCGCACGATAAACTTCGCGAACAAGGGCTGTTAATGCCGGGTCAGGCTTAACCGGCTGGCCGTTACCATCACCTACTACAAAATCTTTAATTATGACGGGCTTCCCGGTCGCAGAAGACTGCGCCTCCAGCTCTTTGCCTCTGTTGGTCAGAATACTGTAATACTTCTCAGCCATGGCTAAACTCCTGCCTCAATATCAATATCAATCCAGGCGGTGACAGCACCGCCGGTGTAATAAGTTCCCATGGCGCCCAGATCCGCAATCACGTCAATAGAGGTCAACAGACTCCTCAGGTTCTTCGCTTTATCGACCTGCCGCCGGATACGCTGATACAGCGCGTCATCAACTTCCTGAAGGCTGTAAACCTCAATGCGGAAGGTGTAGGGAGCCTTACGCGGCAGATCCTCCCACCACTCCACCACGGTAGTTGGGAGACTGACAGCGCTCAGTGACCGCCTGACAGCGCCGGCAGTACCGCGATGCTGATGAACATATGCGGCATCCTTAATCACCTGCCGCTTTTCAGCCTCAGTCCAGGCGTCTTCCCAGGAATCAACCGAAAATTCCCAGGCAAGCCAGGGCAACAAATGCGCCGGACAGGTATCGGGGTCTTTCACCTTACGCACCATGCCCGTATCCAGCGCTGTGATCTGCTCCGAACTGGCCTGCTCCAGTGCCCGTTCTGGCTGGAGGGCGGAGGGCGGTAGCAGGGAGCGAAATTTATCCACCGGACCCTCCTTTGCGGGTGACGTTTATCGCACTGCACCAGGGGGCCTGCCCCGCGGCTGCTTCCAGATCTGCGACCGGACTTATCAGCCTTACTCTTGTGACGCCGGGCTGCTGGAGTGCAGCGTAAATCGCGGAAAGCGGTACGAGGCCGTTTATGCGATGCGAAAGCCGGGTGTAGCTTGTCAGCGTGCTGATGGCATGTTCCAGCACCGTCTGCGCATCCGGTCCGTCTGGTATATCCAGTTCAGCCGTTACCGCATAGCTGACAATGGTGGCGCTTTTTACGCTTACATAATCAGTCAGAGGCCTGACCTCATCGGCGCTCAGTTCGCTCATCACTTTTTCTGTCAGGCTGGGGCTGGCCTCACCATTTCCGGTTCGCGACAGGACGTAGACGTCTACTTCCCCCGGTCGGTTATGTGTCTCCGGTCCGTAAGCATCCGCATCCAGCACATCGTTATCTGCTGATTTGGCATGGAAGCGGTATGCATTGCGCGCGCCTGCCGTATTCAGCTGTGCCCATGAAAGCTGTATACGCTCACGAAAAGCGTCATCATCTTCATAAACAGGATCGACAGGTGGCACAGCATTCGGATCTCCGGGATTTATCACCAGACGGGAAACGTTAAAGCCCGCGCCAATCTGGTCGAGATCGGCCCCTCTTGCGCTGGCAAGGAAAACTGCACGTACCGCGTCATTGACTCGCTGAAACGCCAGAGCGAGCTGGTAGGCATTGATTTCACCCTGTTTAAACGCCGGATCAGATTCCACCAGCGCATCAAATACCGGATCCAGTTCGCGCAGGCGTGCCAGCCAGCGGGTAAAAATATCTGCAGCATCCGGAACCACGATGGCATCCGGCACCGCCAGGGCGGACAGGTTAATTACGTCATAACTACTTGCCATATATCGGTATGCCTCCGGTGCTGATAGGAAGATTGTTCTCTTTGTTGATCCCTTCAATATCCACCACACACCCCGTTTCAGTTGCCGGGAAAGAGACGACCACGCGCGTGACCTTCAGCCGGGGCTCCCATCTCGCCAGCGCCGAGGCGGTCGCTGCGATAATACGTAGCCGCGTAAGGTCATCTCGGGGGTTGTCCACCAGCGAAAACAGGTTGCTGCCATAATCACGGACAAGCACCCGACTACCTACCGGGGTTGAGAGGATGTCGCTGACCGACTGACGCAAATGGTCGGTACCGGACAGGCGTTTACCCGTCCAGCTGTTTACGCCGTTCATAGTATTTTTCCGTATCGGGTCCGCCGGGTGGCGGTACGTTAGCCGAAGTAATCCGGACCAGTTTTATCCTTGCTGCCGGATTTTTTTGAGGATTTCGCAGGCTTGCGAATATCAACCACCAGGTTGTACGTGTAGCTGAACCCGGCGGGTGTCAGGGAGTAAACCAGCGACTCCACCACCCAGGCACGATCTTCCCGCTCACCAAAGCCGGACGTGGATACGCCGGATTCTGCTGTGAGAGGGACATGTTCAGGGCGGCAAGGACCAGTAACCGTCATTTTTTGCTCATTGCGCTGTGCCTGCGTTTTTTTTGACCTTGCCTGCTGGTCAGCGGTGTCCTTCACCGGCTGGGTATACGGGTTCGCCATTGAGGGACCGTCATGTTCGACCGTGGTGGTTTTGGTCTTTCCGTCAGCTTCATCGTAATACCGAACGCCAATTTTACCCGAGGACTTGCCGCCACTGCCGGTGGCCTTTCCTGTCGAACTCCCCCGTTCACCTTCGTTGTACGACCAGTTTGATACCTGTTCTGGTGTGATAATCAGAGCGCCGGTCTGCTCTCCGGAGGCTTTCGCGGTGGCACCCTGGCGCAAAAAAAGCCAGTAACCACCTGAGGGTTTGCTGACAGCGTTCCACGTTCGGGCAAGGCGGGTCAGCAGGTTCGCGTCGGATTCTGCAACCTGATCAACATGGTCAATGTGGATGTCGGCAAGCTCTGTGGCCACTTTCGGCACCAGACCGTTTTCGGTGGCCACGGTTTTAACCAGATCCGCAAGTCGCAGGTTATCCCAGCTGCGCGTTTTCTGGCTGAGCACATCGCCAGGCTGTTTCTGCGCATTCATGGGCGCTGCAGTGGCATAAATCTCAATACGACGTGGCGGGCCACTACTGCCCACGCCGGACACCACAAACCAGCCCTTATCCACCAGTTGGTCGTTAAAACCCAGCGCCACGCGTAACCGTGCCCCTTTCACCGGCAGCGGCAACGTTTCGGACAGCAGCGTGATTTTCAGTTCATCCGCCTTTGCCGTAGCGCCGCCATAATCCGTCAGCGTCAACTCCGACAGGCTTTGCTGCAGCGCGCGGGTAATATCTTTTCCCTCCGCGTTGATGCTGAAAGCAGGTGCATATTCCGGTTTAACAAACTGTTCAGTCATATTAATCCCACAGACTAAATGCAGAATCCTGAACCGGCGGCGCCAGATCAGGCAGGATGATAAAGAGGTCAGACGGGTAAACGGCACCGATGTCAGCCAGTCCCGGATTCGCTTCAAGCACCTGAGTCACAATATAAGAAAGGTTTTCCGTGCCGTAATGTGTTGCACAGACTGCATCAAGCACATCACCGTCACGGGTTTGATATGTCGTCGGCATAATGTTTCAGCGTCATCGTCCAGTTTTTATTTCGGTGGCCACCGCCTGGCAGGAAACGGCTGGTTGTGTCGGAGAAGTCGATAACCACCCACCAGCCAAGCACATCCCCTTCGCCACTGACCAGTTGTTGTGGCTTATTCTGATCTGCGAGATCGAAGAGATCGTTGACGGCATCCACCCCCTTGCGGAAGAAAGCATGCGACTCCCCTTCAAGCCGAACCGTTCGCCCGGGCTTGCCGGTATACTGCAGTAAATCCTGTTTACCGATCCGCTCCTGCTCACTCCAGCGCCAGCTGGCCTCACGGGTCAGTTGGCTGTACGCGGTGGTATCACTCGAAAAGGCAAAGTCGCCCAGCATCATCATCACTCGGGCGGCCTGTGCGCCACGGACAGCGCCGGACCGAGACTGTCCGAAGTCTTCATAGACCGGAACGATTTCACTCACCAGATTTGTCCTCCGTCCATCATGCTGCTGTTGCCCGAAAACGCCGGGCTGGTTTTCGTCACCCCCTCGACCGCATCAGCTATACCTTGCTCGCTTTGTCCGGGTGCTCCGTTAATTTCGAAACGGTATTCGAATTTCCGGTTGTCAGTAAGCTGCCTTGCCTGTGGCTGCTGGTCGGCTGTATCAAGGCGCTGGAGAAGTGCATCCCAGTAACCTCCGTCGCCTGAAGCCGACGCGCTATTGCTCTGAGCCCTATCCAGGCCAAACAGCGGTCCGCTGTTTTCCGGTGTCAGATATTTATCCAGTGATTTATCAAAGCCTTCATTGTCATCACTGAAGATACCTCGCGTATCCCGGTACGATTTTTTCACATCGTCCGGCAGACCCGGTTTTTCTTTGAGCTGCTGTTCGAACCACTCTCCCTGGCCGTTACGCTGCGCCGTCATGCGGGCGATATCGACCGAGCCGGTCATGGCCAGCGATTTGAGCACATCACGCTGATCGCTTCGCTCATCCGGCAACAGCCAGGACAGTTTTTTCGCCAGCGCATACGCCACTTTCCCGACGAAAACGATCCCCTGCCCGAACGTCAGCACGCCTGGGTAGAGATCATTGCGCAGAAAACTGACGATGCGTTTGATCCCCCCGCCTTTAAACCACTCCGCCATATCGTCAGTCAGGCGTCGGATATCCGGCGCCAGTTCGTTACCGAGCTGGCCGGAGATTTCCGCCAGTGCAGAAGAGAAAACGGTCTGCAGATTAGTAATGGCACGATTGCCCGCCATCGCGCCTTCAGCCCCCTCTTTCGTGACGAGGTTATACCGACGCTGCTCGTCCATCAGGTCGCGGTAACTTTTCCCGGACTGCTTCAGCAGCATCAGCAGCTTGCTGGCCTCGCCGCCAAACAGCGAATCAAGAGCAAACGAGGCTTTTGACTCATCCTCCAGACTGAGCGCACGCTCGACGATTTTTTCAAACTCCGCCATATCGCTCAGGCCGGCAAAGTCGCCGGCTTTGAAGCCCAGCGTTTCAAACGCATCCTGCAGTGAGCCCTGTTTGCCGTTCTGCTTGTACTCCCCCGCCTTGTGCAGATACTCCTCAAACAGATCGCCGATATTCTCTCCGTTCATGTCGTACTGTTTTGCGAGGGTGTCCCATGCATCAAACGTCGGGATATCGACGCCATAGCTTTTCGCCACGCCGGCGCGTCTGGCCGTTTCCGCGTTGGTGGCCGCCGGGGCAATCAAAGTGCCCAGTGCGGAGGCCACAACCCCGCCGCTGCCGATCGCCAGCCCCGGTGCCACCATGCCGCCCAGCTGTCCGGCGATACCCAGACCGCGGCGAAACAATCCTTTACCTGCCCCCTTAAATGACGCCAGCCGCTGCGCCTTCTGCATCTGCTGGTTCAGTTTCTGCTGTTCGGACTCCGTTTTACGGATTTCACGGGACACATCGCTGTAACGGCGTTTCAGATCGCCCAGGCTCTGCCCGGCAAGCTTTGCTTTCTTAATCTCCGCCGCCAGCTTAGCCTGGTCTTTGCTCAGTTTTTCTGACTGCTTTCCGACATCCTTCAGGCTCTTTTGCAGACCGTTCGCTGAACGGCTCCAGGAGCTGTCGATATTGCCGCCAAAGGTAATGACGGCCTTAAGGTTCTGGCTTAATCCGGCCACGATTTACCGCCTCCACTTCGTCGGTGAGAAAATCAGAAAACACACTGAATGGCATGTCCAGGTATTCCGCCATGGGAAAATGCAGGCGCCGCCGAGAAAGCGTATCGCCCGCATCAGACCTCTTTCGGTCGATCCGCGGGCGGGAGCATAAAAACATTAAATGCGTCCAGCAGCTGCGCATAATCCGCCGCTGTGAGCTGCCAGACATCCTGCTCGCTGAGGTTGCACAATAACGCAATCATGCGCGCTTCTTTTTCTTCTTCACTGCCGTGGTCTTTGGAAAAAGCGATGCGGTCACGCACCAGCGGTTCGCGTATCGTCACCTGTTCGAGTAAGCCACCGTTCTCAATCGAAACAGGGGAATACAATTTGATCACGCGGGTTTCACCGGGAAAACTCATAAATAATCCTTAAAAAGTAAAAACGGCCCGCAGGCCGTTGGTATGTTCAGTTGAAAAATCAGAGGCGGACCTTCGCCGCCAGTCCAGACAGTACATCAACACCATTCACCCGGCGCGCGAAGCGCTCGGTATCAATAGCAAAAAGCTCCCTGCCGTCTTTGGTCTGGCGGTAATAGCTCACCGCGATTTCCACCGTGATGGCGTTCTCGGACAGATTGTCCTTGCCCCGCGCATCCGGCGTAACGGTCTGCACAAAGCCTTCGATCTCCTCGACGGTGCCAAGCGCGGTACCGTTCGCCAGATAGCCCTGATAGGCCGTAAAGCGCGGGCGGCTGCCGCTTACAAAACCGAAGGCGGTCAGCATGTCCGTATCCATACCGTAGAATTTCAGCTGACAGGTCAGGGCCTCCATGCCGTCATCCACGGGGGACGGCGCATCCTGCGCGCCGGTACGCAAATCAGTTTTGACAATGGACAGTGTCGGTGGGGTGAATTCATGCGCCCCCTGTATGCGGACCCCCTGCCGGAAGAAGGTCCAGACGCGTAGTGTGTTTTTTTCGCTCATGCTGCCAGCATCTCCTCAAGCGCATAGTTGTTATTCACCCGGACGCGCAGGCTGATAAGCTCAGTCGGCGATTTCGGACCAAAGTCATAGTTGATGTACAGCACGCCCGCCGCCATGCTCTCAGCGGTGTTAAGCTCCTCATCCAGCCAGGCACGTCCGCCGAAGATGGCACCGAGCCCGACCAGCTGGCGCATATAGGCATTGATGGTGCCGATAATGTCATCGGCGTTTTCCCGGTCCAGCGGGCGGTCAACGTACTCCAGCATCGTTTCCTGGATACTGTCCTCGATGACGTCGGCGGTACGGCGAACAGATTCAAAGCGCCACTGCGGGTTGGTACCGCACAGGCGGTTCCCCCAGTGCTTAAACCCTGCACGGCGAATAATGGTGGACACGTTCTGCATGTTGAGCAGATTCGCATCACAGTTTTCATCGCCCAGAATGAACTCGTCAATCTGCTCCACGCCGAGGATATTGTTAATGTCCTGGTTGGATTTACTCCACCACCAGCCCTTCTCAAAGTCGATACGGGCACGCAGCCCCGCCGCAAACGCAGAATACGGACGATAGACAAGTTGACCGTCAGCGTTGCTGACCTGCACACGCGGACGCAGCAGCTCGGTGCGGGTACCATAAGACTGGCGACGCTGCACAACCTCCTGCAGCGTGGCACCGGACTCACAGTCAACATACGCCACAGCCCGCAGCTTGCCGGCAACGGTTTCCAGCGCCTTGCCTACCGCATCATCCTCACTGAATCCCGGTGCGATGACGATACGTGGCTGGTACGTTGTCACGGATTTTGCCGACGACAGCGCGCCAATCCCGGCCAGCACCGCTGCACGTTTCTCAGCTTCATCTGCCCCCTCCGCCACACGCACTACCACGGTCAGGGCATTTCGCTGGTCGTTGATTTCCGTCAACGCCTGCTTAAGCGTGCCTTTGTCCCCAAGACGCGAGAGCATCGAGGTACCGACAATTGCAACCGGGGTATTCAGGGGGAATGGCTCATCCTCGCCACCAGCGAGCTGCAGACTGAACGGTAAGACAATACCGCTACCGTCCCCCGTTGCGGTTACTTTCACGTCTGCGACTGCCCTCACGGCAGCAACAACAGTTGCGGGAGTAGCCGTCAGCTTGCCAGCTTCATCACAGCCAAGCGTGATGGTCAGCTTAAGCCCCGTAGCATCCCAGATGGCGGAAGTTCCCACCTCCGCTGGATCCCCCGCATCGGGAATACCGGCTACAGCTTCAACCACCACCACGTTTCCTGCCCTGCCGGCAATTTTCGCGGTAAAATCCACAACGTTATCCAGGATTGGCGTCCCCGTGCTGGCACTGGCTGGCGTACCGGCAGAGGCATCAGGCGCAGTGCCCACCAGGCCGATAATGGCCGTCTGGATCGTCATGACCGCGACCGTGCCGGATGTCAGTTCGATCGTTTCCACACCATGTAAATTCGACATTAATTTTCTCGAGGCATAAAAAAACCTGCTGATGCAGGTCACATTTTCTGATTAGGTTTCCCGGTCATGCCACCACTGTCTCCCCGGTGATCATGGTTATTGAACGTCTGACGGATCCCGCTCATTTTCCCGGTACCGTCCGAAATCTCCTGGGTCGCACCGATATTTCCGGCCACGTTCGTGTCGGCGTTTATCTGCGTTTTCCCCTGTACAGTCAGGGTATCGGTGATTTCCACCGGACCGTCGAGCGTGCCTTTCCCGATAATTTTGTAGGTACCGCCTTCCGCCAGGGTGATGGTCAGGGCATGCGCGGCACGGTCATAGCGGATCTCGGTACCGTCTCCGTAGCGGGTGATATGCTCGCTGCCGCTGCCTTCCGGTACCGGCAGACCGCCGGTATTCCAGCCGGGAAACACCCGGCCATTATTGAGCTCGCCCGCCTCCGACAGTACCGTGACCGCATCCCCGACCGCATACGGATTGGAGTCAGCACGGTTAGTCCCCGAAAAGCCCTGGCAGAGCGGCAGCCAGGTGGTGGTGATGTCGCCCAGGTCCACCCGGCATTTCGGTATACCGTCATGCTTAACGGAATGAATAACCCCGCGCCGGACAATGTTTGCCAGGCGGCGCTGTAAATCGCCCTCGATATCACTCATCGGGTTTCGCCTCGTAAATCAGCTGATAATCGTCCACATGTGCCCGGCCGATATCTGGTGCCTTACCGAGCCAGACGGCATTCAGCGGGGCATTGATCTGCGCAAACGGATCCGCACCAAAGGCCGCTGACTGTGTGAAGGAAATGCGCCACACCAGGTAATCGTCCATGCGCGGATCAAACTCATCACGTGATGCATCGATAAACACGGCGGGCGCCAGACTGGTCAGGCCGAACAACTGGCCGTCAATCCACTGGGTGATATCGGCGGCCGCCGTACGCAGGAAAATTTCCGGCCTGCTGACGCCCGCGCCAGCCGCATCCACCACCACATACAAATCGCAGGACAGGGTGACGTTGAGCTGCCCTTCGTTACCTCCGTCCTGCTCCCAGCCATTAATGGAGAAATACACCGCCGGAGTGGTCAGCCCGGTAAAGCGGGGCACGTTTTTTTCCGGGTAGGCATCGGCGTCGCGTACCCACGCAATGTTTTTCAGCGCGCCGGTGACCGCATCGTGATACTGCCCCAGCAGTAATGGCTCAGCCATGGTCCACCTCAGACAGATATTCGGGCTTTCACGCGCCCGCGCAGATCGGTTTCAAAATGATGCATAAAAATCTCCATCGCCTCGGCAAAGGCGTTATCTTCGATGTAGTTCAGCATCGGCTCATAAATATCGACTTCCGCTTCGCGGGTCCGCCGGGTATCCGGATCGCGAATAACCACCGTCCGCCTGTTCTCCCTGCGGGAGCGAGTCACCTCACCGTTTTCAAACGTGCGTGCAGAAAGCAGACTGCCCTTAGGCGTAAATCCGGCGTTTTCCGCCTGGCGCCGCGCTTTAATAAACCGCCCTGTGGATTTATCCCGCCGGGTATGGTGAGGCCTCACCCGGCCGTTTATCCGGCCTTTAAGGTCTTTCACCTTGATGGCATTCAGGCCGAACCAGAGACGAAAGTTATCCAGTTTTGACTGTGAAGCACGATCAAGACGAAAGGAAAGCAGGCGCCGGCGCACCAGGTCCAGACTGCGCGGCGCCAGGCCGTCCTTCATGTCAGCAACGGCTTTCTTGCGCAGGGTGGTCGCCGTACGCCTCAGCGCGCGGGAATATGCTGCCCGAAACTGTTTCTGGGTGGCTCCGATCTGTTCCGCTATCCGCCAGATGGCGTCCACATCGATATCGACGGGCAGGTCCCGTCGCAGTCTGGACTCACGTGCCATATCAGCTCCACTTGTTGATTTCCGGCTGCGGTGTGCCTGGTGCACCATAAGCCAGGGTGACGCGAGTGCGGCCTTCTTCATCTGCACCAACGTGCGTTACGCGGTAAGTGGTACCGTTAATTTCCACCTCGTGGTGCTTCTCAAGCCCCGCGATATCAGCAGTCATCGCGCTGAACGCCGGGGCCCGATCCTGAATCTGACCTCCGCCCGGTACGTCCACGGGTGCGTCTGGCGTCTCAAAAATCACGGTGACAGGACGCAACTCACTGCCGATGGAGAGGACTGCCGGAATCTCTTCGGCAAATGCCCGGGAGATCCGGGCATCCGCGTTTAACAGGCGCTGGCGAAAGCGGTTCATCAATAACCCAGCCGTACCGGAACGGCATCGACATCAGCCGCGGCGTCTGCCCATGCCGTACCTGCCAGGGGATTCGGTGCAGCCGCCTCACCCGCTTCCACCGTCAGTTTACCGTCTGCCAGATAAAGCTTCTGACCAACAGTGACCGCTTCCGCAGCCTTTGGCAGAGTGAACACGCCGGTAGTATGCAGCACGCCCCACAACCCTGCCGGAATGTCATCATGAGCGACGCCCACCAGCGCCCCCGAAAGCACAGCATCCCCCGAATGAATATCGGTCACACCGGTATTCAGAAAATCAAGGGTGTTGCCGTCCTGCTGATAATTTTTCGCCATTTTTCTCTCCAGACAAAAAAGGAGCAGCACGCGCCGCCCCGGATATAAAAAAACCGTCAGAAGACGGTCGTTATTTTTTGGTGACTTTAACCATGCCGCGCCAGTCAAGCGGTGCAACCCCGGCATCGATACGCACCTTAAACGCAGCGCCGTCAACGGTGAAGCCCTGCTGCTGCTCCAGATACGGGGTGTCGATGCCGTCGAGATATGCCACCTCAATGGTGTCGCGTCCCTGTGCAGCGGTCAGGTAGTAATCCGTCGGGCTGCTGTCATCGAGGCGAGCCTCAGAGGCCACCGTCACAAAGTTCTGGATCGGGTTCACGATACCGCTGTTGGCATCCGCGCCCGGCACGCTTGCTGATTTGATCAACTGGTTTGCCCGTGACTCAATTGCCACTGGCGTGAGCATAAAGGCCGGGCGAATATTCAGACGGCGATCGCCCGATTTTTGCAGCAGCATCGCCTTACGCGCCGTATCCAGGCCTTCGATACTCAGATCGGCGGATACAAGGTTGCCGTGATCGGCGTGGAATAACGGCTTACCATCGGACATTTTCGGGTTGCTGGTCAGCACCGCCCAAACGAGATCGCCCACGGTGGCACGCGCAGCAAGCCCCATTGCCTGTGGGATACGGGTCAGCATGTCCAGGTCATCGTTGATGATGGTCTGCCGGTCAATGCTGAAAAGTTCTCCGTAGGTCGCCAGGGCAATTGGCTCGCCGCGATCCTTGATGGTGACATATTTATATTCTGCCCCGGCTCGGACCTTGCGAAGCGATGCCAGTGATTCCAGACCTACGCGGTGCGCGGTTTTGAAATCGGTCAGCGTGCCCTTACGGGTCCACTGTTCAAAGGTTTCGGTGGCTTCCTCCCAGCCCATCAGAGCCGCTTTGTGTGCCACATCCATCAGGATATTGCCGAAATCGCTGCTGCTGTGGGTGAACGCCAGCCCGACCATCGCCTGTGCCGTGCCAGCGCCGGAGATACCGATACCGCGATCAACAAGGGAGGCGCGTGCCAGTTCGCGCAGGGTGTAACCGTTGTAAGCATTATCATTTTCGGCTTGCGCATAGCCCGCTCGGGTCATTACTGCAGCGCGAATGGAATCACCGACCAGATTGCCGTTACCGGCATAAAGATGAATCGCGCCCGGACCAGCGCTCGGAGTGGTGCCCGCCGCCAGCGCCTGCAGCAGTTTATCGCGGGCTTTTTCAGCGTTGCAGGTGAAGTCGGCCAGACATTCAGCCTTCAGCGTCGCGAAGGCCGGGAACGCCTCAAATACGGCTGAGACGGAATTCACACGCTCTGCGTTCGCCGTTTGCATCTGCTGCTGCAGCTGCTGGGCCAGCGCGGTGATATCGATATTTGTCATCTGCGGTGCAGGCTGTTGTGGCGCTGGCGGGTTAAGGTTTGCCTGTACCGGAGCAGGTTGCGGTGGCTGATTCACCGGAGCTTCGGCGCGCGGCGTGAAAAGAGATTTAATCTGTTCTGGCATATTCTGGTAATCCTTCAGTTTATTTTCATTCACACAGGCCGCGGCCTGCAGTTCAGGTTCAAGCGTGTCGGCGAAGCCTTTTTCCACCGCCTCGGCACCGTTAAGCCAGGTCTCCGCTTTCAGCATCGCTTCCAGCTCTTCCTGCCCCAGTCCTGTTTTGTTCATATAGGCGCTGAGCATCAGGGCTTCGTTACGATCAAGCCATGCGGCGTAATCGCGCATGTCGTCAGAATCCCCGGCTATACCGCCCCATGGTTTGTGCACCATAATCCAGGCGTTTTCCGGCATGTGCACCGTGGCGCCCGGCAGGCAGACAATCATTGAGGCCATGCTGGCCGCCACGCCGTCCACCCAGATATCGATCTTCGCTTTCAACCGAGACAGGGTGTTGTAGATAGCAAAGCCCTGCATGACATCGCCGCCGGGACTGTGGATATGCAGATCCACCGCGCTGGCCTCAAACACCCCCGCCTCTTTACAGTCAGTGACGAACTGCTGGGCAGTAATGCCCCAGCCGCCGATCACGTCATAAAGGAAGATTTCGACCCGTCCGGCAGCCAGCGCGCGGATTTCGTACCAGCACTGACCGTTCGCCGCATCGACACCCGCCAGGCTGGCGCTGGGGTTAATCATCATCGTCCGGCTCACGCCGTTTATCGTCTGGTTTTGCCGTTGCATCTGGCATCGCTCCTTTGTCATTGGCGGCGTCGGAATCAAACACCAGCCCGTGTTTACGGTTAAATTCAGTTTCACGCAGTCGCTGGCGCTTAACCTCCTGAGGATTTTTCCCCCTGGCCCGCGCCCATTCCGCTTCGGTCCCCGCGCCGCCACGCACAATGGCTTTCCAGGCGTTCGCCTCTTTGCCCGGATCAATCCACGGCATCACCGGCCCGAGATAAAGTGCGTTATAGAGAGAATTCGGATCCACATCCGGCGGGACTTCAACGCCGCTCAGCAACGCCATCGCCAGCCATGCGCGGTAAACGGGCCGGCTGTGCTGGCCGACAAACCACTGCTGGAGGACGTTGTACCCTTCGAAGCTCTCAACCAGTTCCTAACGCTGGGAGCTGTAGGTGCCGTTATAGTCCCGGGCAATGCTGGAATAACTGCCGCGCGTACCGGCGGCCACGGCCCGCATCTGCCCGTTTCGGAACTCGTAGAGATGAACGTTCGGGCGGTTTGACTCCACCATGCCAAGGTCTTCGCCGGGGCGGAGTTCGTCATAAATCATGCCCGGCGCGATATCGTAGTGACGCTGCCCGCCGGGGTTGAAAACTCACCGTCATCACCAAGTGACTGTGCATCGCCGCGCTTGATGTAAAAGCCCAGTGCAGCGGCAATACGGGCGGCCACGCGCTCGCTCTCTTCATAATCCTTGATGTCCGAAAGACGGGTAATGACTCCGTGGATCAGGCTGATACCCCGCAGCTGGTGCAGTCGCTTGCGCTGCGCCAGGTGAAGCATGTTGTCAGCAGAGACGGTTTTAAGTTCCGCGCTGAACCGCGTCATGTTCGCCGGATGATATTTGTAAACGCGGTAGCCGACGGGACGCCCCCAGTCGTTCACGATGATGCCCTGGCGAACCTGCTGGCCGGCGGTGCTGTTAAGGTTGAACGGCACAAAATCCGCCTCCAGCATTTCCAGAGAAAACGGTACTGACGTGGCATGCTGCAGGCCGGGTACGTTTCCCCTGACCAGTTGCGTGAACACTTCCCCGTCACGCAGCGCAGAACGCAACAGCAGGCGCTCGGCTTCCGGACGGGTAAACATGCCAGTCACTTCAGGACGCACAGACCACTCCGCCCAGAGCGCCGAAAGCTGCCCCGCGAACTCGGAATGGAGGTTTCCCTCTAGATCGAGAGGCTGGGGCTCAACATGGATACCGTGGGCACCGATTACCCTGTCTTCCATTTTGTCGAACAGGCCGATCACCAGATCATGATTTTCATCGAGCCACCGGGCCTGTTCCCGCAGGGACTGACCTGCTGCAAATACCGAAGTGTCCGCGGACTGACTTTGCTTTTTAGCCTTGTGCAGCCGTGACGGGTTTGCCGCTTCATAAGCATTAAGCCGGAGACGGTCCCGCGCGCGTGCCGCTGCCCACCCGGGGGAAATAGCCCCCAGTGTTCTTTCAAGAATGCCCATAGAACGCCTTACAGAAAGTTAGCGAGTTTGTACGAACCGCCGCGGCGGTTGACCGCCCGCCAGCGCCGCTCCCAGTAATCAAGCTCGTCGCGCAACGCTTTCGGATCGTGGTTGGTAATGGCGCGACCATTCACGCCAGTGAAAGAAATGCTCTTGCCGTCCAGCGAGTCCTGGTAGGCCTGACGTACCATCAGCAGCGTTTTCCAGATATCATCTTTCGTCACAGCAACCAGCCTCCCTTACCGGAAGACCCGAGCCAGCTGCCGGAGAGGGCTGTGTCCTTTTCAGGTTCAGCCTGGACAGGCGACTGAACGGATTTTGTTTTTTTCACGGTTATCTCCCGGGGGCGTTCCCCTTCATGAATATTTGGATTGAGATCCTGCGGCTCAGCCCATGCAGGAGGTTTTCCCAGTCGCGAATTTTTTCGTACCCGCGCAGAACCGCCACGGCGTGCGCATAGCAGAACAGGTCAAAGGCTTCGTTGGCGCCCTTGCCGGGTTTTCGCCATTTGCCATCAACACCGCGTTCTTCATAGGTCAGTTCCTCGTAGAACCACTCCCCCAGCCAGTCAGGAAAATGGATGTATCCGCCACCGGGGGTTTCGCGGTCCAGGTTGTTGCTGAGCTGGTCCTTAAGCAGGTCGGTTTGAAGCAGATACACCGGCACCTCGCCGCGCGCGTCGGCGCGACGGTCGCTGCGTTCGGTATTATTCGGGTGGGTTTTGGTAATGATTTTCTGACGCTTTGTGCTGTCGCCCTTAACCAGGTAAACACGTTTACCCAGGCCGTCACGCCGACACTGTCGCCAGAATTTATACGCGTTGTCCGTCACGCCTACTTCACCGCCGCTGTCGACGGCCATCGCCAGCACCGGCATACGCCGCGCCGGGTCAGACTGCAGCGCATACGTTTTTTCCAGCACATCGGAGACCAGCAGCTGCCAGTCCTCCGGATACGCGCCCGGGTGGATCGGCTCCGCCTCGCCATGCTCATTGCAGCGCAGCGACTGGCGGATGTTGTAGCGATCCACCAGCCATCGTTCACCGTTTTCGCCATAACCGATAATCTGCACGACGAAACGGCGCTTTTTGCCGCCCTGGACGTCAACGGCCGCCAGCAGGAAACGCACCTTAGGCGGGACGAGGCGTTTACCGTAATCCTCCGCCCGCTGCATCAGCACATCGGCGCGCCGCTGTTCGCTGGCTGCGCGCGGCAGGTATGGTAGCCCCCAGTCGGTATTGATTACCGCCTTCAGGGTTTCTTCGCTGCCAGTGGCCTCATACTCCTGCTCAGCTGTCAGCAGCTTGTACACCAGCTGCGCCCAGGTCTGATAAGCGGCTGCGGGTCCTTCCATCCAGAAACTGGCTATGCGCGATCGCCGCGGTTCGCCGGATACATTGCCGTCACGGTCAATACTCTGCCCTTCCCGCAACCAGACTCCTGCGCCGTTAAGCTCGCGCTTTTTATCCGCAGTGATAATTCCGCTGCAGTGCGGGCAAAACAGGTGTGCCGCCTCACTGGCTTTAACCGGATCCGGTTCATCACGGTAGCCGGTCATGGACTCCATCGCAGGTTGAAAATATTCACCGCAGTGCGGACACGGCCAGTACCAGCGGCGGCGATCGCCACGGTTGTACAGGGAGAGAATACCGGTCGTCGGTGGAGCTTCATGAGGAGACTTGCGGCGCCATTTGCTGTCACGAATATCACGCCCCGGAGAACTCTCTACAAGCGTCATCCCGGCGGACATGAAGGTGGTTGTACGTTTGGAGGCCAGTGAGAAGCCGTCGCCCTCGCCATCAATATCCTCAGGGAATCGGTCATAATCCGTCAGCGCCACACACTTAAAATCTGATGACGACATTACATTGATGGATGGCCAGCCAATTTTCAGGAAGCTACCTGAAAGGAAATACTTATCGTGAACGTTGTTGTCATTACGCCGGGGGCTCAGGTTTTTTCTGACCTCCGGGCTGCAGCGAAATGTTCGGGCAAGACGCTTTTTTGAGTGCTCCTGCGCCTTATCCTGTGTCATTTGCACCAGCAGCATATCGGACGGATCACAGACGATGTTGTAAACCACCCATCCGTCAATCAGACCATTTGTTTTACCCGTTCGGGCAGGTCCGACGAATATCACGGCGTCGTATTCACGGGATGCCAGGCAGTCCATTGGCTCCAGAACATAAGGCGCCACCATCGGATCCCAGGGGACGGAATTACCTCCGGAGGTGGGGACACGCATATATTTTGCTACTGCCACTGATACAGGCATTCTGCGTGGCGCTTTAATCAGGTGTCCGGTATCACGTTTCAATGTGAGGGCGGTAGCCAGTGCCGACATTATTCCTCCTCCGGGATGTCCTCCTCTGCTTTTTCTTCGTCACTCATGACCCGCCGGGCAATTTCATCGCGGAGATCGTCAATAATCGACTGGACGCGGGAAACCGTTGCAGGATTAAGCGCACAATCGCGCTCAAGAATATCCGGCAACGTCTCAAGAACCTGAATCATGGCCTTCGCCATTTCGGCAAACTCACGTGCAACATCTGAAGCGGGAATAAGCTCTCCTACTTCCTGTTCAAACTTCAGCCTTTCACGCTCAGACTGATACCAGGCTTTACGGTCCTGAGGCTCCATTTCTCCTTCAGCCACCGGGGCAGGCATTTTCATCAGCTCAGCAAGGACATCCGTCAGGCCATACAGCTTCAGGTTGCTGTCGTTGCCACCTGCAGGACGGACATTTTTCAGCCTGGCTGACACAGTCTGGCGATGCACACCGGACAAGGCCGCCAGTTGGCTGACGTTAAGCTGCAGTCGCTTTAATTCATGATCCATGAATGGCTCCAGTGATGAACAAAAAACAAACAGAATCGACACCGGAAAAATTTATATCCCGATGTTTCAATGAATTGAAGTGGTGGTGATGGCCGATAAAAATGCAAAAATTTGGCTTTTTCCGCGTGTCCTCGCCCCCTCGGTGTTCAGAATCGCCAGGAGTACCTTTTAAAATGAGAACAATTATCAAATGCAGGAGATAAAAAAGGTCGCAAACCGCGACCTTTTATTAAAATTATTTTGATTTGTACTGCTGTATTAGTTTTTCTTTTTTCTCACGATAGTCTTTACCCTCTGAAATAATCTGATTAGCAGTTTTACCATTCAGAATAACTAAACGCATTTTATCGGGAGAGTAATTTTTATCACCATTAATCATGGCTTCTGTATTGTAGTAACTGAGAGTATCTGAAATTGCTGTAAGCAATTCCTGTTTTTGCTCCGGGGAAAGCGACTCAATGACCTTCTCACCTGAATAACGCAATGACTCTTGATTTGCACCATCAAATTTAGGTGCATTATCACAACCTGCCAAGAGCAACGTTAAAGCCAGACTAAATATATAAATAACTCTCATATGATTAACCTCATATCTAATGAAGATAAGAGTCTATCAAATCAAAAATAGCTATGACAGGATGATCTGTTAATGCATCTTGTAATAACTATCCCTCTTAGTAGATAACCATTATCAAGCCCATCTGCAGATGAGCTTTGTAATGGTTGCCACTTCCCGGAGTGGCCACGCTCAGGCCCTTGAGTTGCTGTCGCTTCATCGCCGCTGATAACCGGTGCGCGTATGGCGTTCGTGCTGCTTTACCGGAGCATGTACCCTTATTTACCCTCACATCGGTATGCTATACCTGCTCGCCATTACGCGACTCGGGGCAGAATCATGACTGCTGCATTGCCTTCCGGCTACGGTCTTACCGCTTTGCTACTTCAAAAAGGTTTACTCCTTAGTACCGTTTGTTCCCCTGCTTTGCAAAATTCTCACCGCCGCTCTTGCTCAATCTGCCGTATACCAGCCAGGTTATTGTTGCCCTTCTCAATCACGGCCAGCAGCGGCTTAATCCAGAGCACAGCCTGGCAGTAAGTTATTGAGCCGGCGGCAGCGGTACTATCATCGGCTGCGTCAGGTCCGTCGGTATCGGCGTGCATTGCGCTGGAACGTAAACGGTACGCGTATTCGAGCAGCCCACCAGCAATGTCAGCAGGAACAGGCAGATCACAGGTTTTTTCACGGCGGAGAATCTCCCGGTATTCGATTACGGTTTCTTCGGTGCTGGTGTCTATCAGGGCGTTAAGCCTGTTGGCATGTTCGGCTACCTGATTGAACCTATTAAAGTTGAATGCCTGGGTAGCGATCACCTGCCCCTGCAAAGAGTTGTCACTTCGCAGAACGTCGTTATCGCTCTGTAGGCTACTGGCGTTTGAGCAACTCTTAACGAGAGCGACCGAAAGGCCAGCAATAACGACAACGCCGATAAGACCTGCATTAATTTTCATTGGTCCAGCCCCCAGCACGCCAGCGCACTTTCTTGATCGCGCCGCTCGACCTGCCCATAGCAGCCATTCTTTTGGCCTTTGGTTAGTCGGCAATCACGGCCGCCATCTTTAATCCACCAGCGAATAGCTTCACATGCCCCTTTCCGGTCACCAGCATTGATGCGCTTATAGAACGTGGACGGGAAGCATTTACCCGGCCCGATGTTGTACGGGCAAAAAGATGCGATGCCTACCTTCTGCGGCTCTGTCAGAGGCACTTTGATATTGCGATCAACCCAGGCTAATGCCTTATCACGTTCAATAGCGTTAACCTTGCGGCATTGTTCCTCTGTGGCTGTCATGCCCTTAACAACACGCCTGCCATCGATAACGGTCACGCCGTGACATAAAGACCAGACCCCACCCGGATCAACAACGGCCACCAGCGCATTGCCTTCTTTCTCGCTGATGAATTGGTCGAAAATGAGTGGAGCAGATGCCCCTGACGCGATTAGCGCCAGCACTGCTGCGCTGAGCTTTGCTTTGTTCGACATCATTCACCCCGCGCAGCTTTGCGGCGATCCGCTTTGATTTGGAAGTACAAACTCGTTAACCACGTCAGCAAACCAAACATGAGGCTACCGAGCACACCAATGGCCGCCCATTGAGATGGAGAGACTTTATCGAGGAGCTGAAGCAACCAGTATCCGGTCCCCCCTCCCGATGCGCCGTATGCAATACCCGTAGTGATTTTTTCCATTCGATACATGCTCTCACCTCGCTACGTTGCGGGTGTCCAGTTGAGGTAATAAAAAGGGCCGCGATAGCGACCCAAGCTTTTATTCCCCTGCCAGTTGCCTTACCTCACTTACCGTCTGGTTGAAACGTTCCTCTTCCAGTTCTACGCCGATAGCCTGGCGGCCCAGTTCAATGGCTGCTTTAACTGTCGATCCCGAGCCCATAAAGAAATCAGCTACCACATCGCCGGGCCTGCTGCTGGAGTTGATGATTTGCCGCAACATATCAGCGGGTTTTTCGCACGGGTGTTTACCTGGATAGAACTGGACTGGTTTATGGGTCCATACGTCCGTATATGGCACGGCAGCTGTCACAGAGAAATGCCGCCGAAGTGATTTGTACTCTTCGAGCAGCTCTGAATATTTGCGATTCAACGAATGCCACAGAGCCACCAGCTGGTGGTGTGGTGTTGTCAGTTCGCCGTTCTGGTGTTTTTCGATGGCTACCTGCGTGAAAAGGGACTGAAGTTTCCGGTAGTCTGATTCATTCGGTAATTGCCACTGGCTACCGCTGAACCAGTGAGACACCATGTTCTTCTTTCCAGTCGCATCGGCTATTTGCTTTGAGGATATGCCAAGCGCTTCACGTGCATCCCGGAAATAAGAAATTAGGGGAGTCATTACATGCTGCTTCAGCTCGCTTCCCTTCTCAGCGTACCCGTCGCTCTTTGGTTTATACGGCCCCTGGTAATGCTCAGCGAACAGGATGCGCTCTGTTGCAGGGAAGTAAGAGCGCAGGCTCTCTTTATTACAGCCATTCCAGCGGCCCGACGGTTTAGCCCAGATGATGTGGTTCAGGATGTTGAACCGCTCACGCATCATGATCTCAATGTCTGCCGCCAGACGGTGACCGGAAAAAAGATAAAGACTGCCAGCAGGTTTAAGCACTCGCCAGAATTGTGCGAGGCACATATCAAGCCAGCGAAGATAATCCTCATCCCCTTTCCATTGATTGTCCCAGCCGTTGGGTTTCACTTTGAAGTACGGGGGATCCGTGACTATCAGGTCAATGGAGTTATCAGGGAGAGTGGAGATGTATTGCAGGCTATCAGCGTTGACTAACTCAACACTGTTTATATTTACAGTATTTTTCATAGATCAATAAGCGTAACTCTGATAGGCTCTCTTTGCTTTTGCGCTAAAGCAGTGGGCCTTGATTAGCTTGTGACCTGAAAGCATGAGCTGATGGCTGGCCGGGTGCTACAACACCCACCAGCCGCCCATTTCACAAAAGGAAACCCTCTTAAGGAGGGGAAGGTCAGTCCCCGATAGTATCTACCAGGCCTGTAATTTCTTTACGTCTTTTCTCGATATACTCAAAACAAACGGTACTACATCTTCCTTGTAAATACCCTAAATCAGCACCAGTACCATCACCACCTTTTAATGCAACCTCTGTTACATCATTAAGTATTTCAAAGAACTTTCTATCATGTGGATCACTCAAATCCAAATAGGAGTCTAAAAGCATTCTGCTTTCTATAATTAACTGTCCTTTATCAATAATAATCTCATGCGAAATAGTACGCCTTTCATTACTGTACTGATCAAATTTATCTTCAAGTGATAAGTACTCCCTTTTCGCATGATATAATTCTGTGTGATGTTTCATGAACCCGACAAAAGCAGCCCTCACCTCCTTACAAATATCTTTTTTTAATTCAATCTCAGTTGCAAGGCGAGTATTTAGCTTTAGAGTTTTTAACTGTTGCTGTACACCTAAAGCAAACATCTCGCTTTGGTTTCGCATATTAGATTTAAATTGGTAATAAGAAAAAAATAACGCAAGGAAAGAAATAAATGCAGGAAGTAAGGCAATTAGAGTTTTGCTTACAGAGTCCCAGAAGTTGGAGTTACTCTCCATTTTAACCGTAACAATATGGCTGGCAGGTTTCAAAACCTCCAAAAGATTCAGAATGTCCATGATGTCTTCCCAGATAAAGAAATACATCATAACAAAAAACCCCGCAGGAGCGAGGTTGGTTATAGGTTTGGCAACTTATCAAATTAGCTTCAAATATGGCTCATTTTGTTGCATTTTGCAAGCCCAATTGAGGGAGTTAGTGAAAGTTACCTCACATTTCCGCCACTTTCAGTTCTTGGTACTCTTCGTACCGTGACAAAATTTCGCTTAGTGCCTGGCTGTCCATCTCAGTAAACGACGCTTTGAAAGCCGCCCAGTGCCCTGAATACACCCTGAGCCAGGTGGAACGCTCAACGCTGACCATGCGCGCCAGAGCTGCACCAGCATACTCCTGATAGGTATCGTTATTACGCGAGGCAGCAACTTCTTGCGCCGCCAGCCAGACAAGCCCTACCAGTTTTTTAGTGACACGGTCCTGGATTTTTTTGCCGCTATGCTGACGCTGAAACTCTTCCCATACGTGCTGGCACATTAACCTCTGGTACCGGAAAGCAAGGTCATGCCCATAGCAGTACCGCACCCATGCCTGCAAATGCTCCCCAAGACCATTGACCGAACGACGCCATGCTGAACAACCGAACTCCGCATCCTTAATAGGCGGTAAAGGTCGGCGACGGCTCCTTGTCTCAAGAACATAAAGTGGAGTGGCCAACGTTTTTACAACCTTGGATCCACAACCTTCCCCACCCTCCATCACGATTTCAGGATGGTGCCGGGGGTATTTGTTCTTATCTGCTGGTGGATGCTCACTGAACGCCTGCAGCTGTCCTTTTGTCGAGCCTGATAAATCCGCCAGCGCGCGGCGCAGTTCAATCCGCGTAAATTCCAGTTCTTGTAAATTCATTATGCTCAGCGCTCCATACAATTACGCTTTTGTTATTACGCCGATCGCCAGTGCTCGATTCATAAACCGGAATAGCAGCTCCAGCTGGCTACCGTGTTTTTTCTCGAACGCTGCAACATCAGCATGTAATTTGTCGTGACACTCTCTGCACAGAGGGATCACAAACAAATCGTGGGCTTTAGTGGCGGTACCGCCCATGCCGTTACCAATGACATGGTGTGGATCATCCGCTGGCCGCCGGCAACCTTCACAGGGCTGGGTTTTAACCCACCGGGTATAGTCCTCATTCACCCACCTGCGGTGTTTTGGGCGCAACATGAATGATTCAGGGGATTCAGGATCCGCATGCAGAGCCAGAACCTTTGGCTGGTCATAGGCCACTTCCTGATTTGCTCCATGCTTTAATTTCGCAGCCGTGACCGCAGGGGTGGCCTTCTTCTGCAAAATGCTTTTGCAGGGGGCATCGGCACAATGTCACTTTCTCGATATACGGATAAAAACGGCTCATCCGGTAAGCGAAGCGCATGCTGGGCCATCCTTTCCGTGATTGCATCAGCAATGCCTGAATAAACGGCCCACCAGCACAATTCACCGAGGGATAGTTCACGCTCGTTGTTGTAGCCAAGCGAAGACTGGATGGAACTGATCAGCCAGTTAATGAGATTACGCCGGGCCAGTTCTGCCAGCGCCGCAGTGGTTTGCTCGCGCAGCTGGTTATCGCAATGCCAACAGAGCAACATTGATCCAGGGGGATGTCGCATCGTTACCAGCTCATGATGGTGATAATCAGTATGCGGGTACTGGCATTCCTTCACGTTACGCTCTAACCAGGATTCCAACGCGATCAAACCACCTGCTGCACGGATAACTCTCTCGTCGGTGAAGAATTCCTCGAGGGACTTATCTTCTGCCAGCGGCTGCCTGGCATCAGGGACGAGCCCCGACGGAAGCCCAGCCATACTTTTTGGCTGAGGCTCCACCAGCACACGCCCCTGTTGAAACAGAGACATCAGTTCGCTGCCCGGCTTTAACACCACCAGGCCAAGGCGCGGAACAGTCTCGGCTGTAAACAGTCCTCTCACGCGGCATGCCCCTTAGCGATGTGTGCCGTCCACAGGCCGCCGATCCACTCAATGCCTTTGGGTGTAAAACGTGCCTGGCTAAAGGCGTAGTTTGTTTCGCTCGTGGTGCCAGTTTTCACTTCAAACCGCCCGGCAGCAATGTGCTGGTGCCGCGGTGTCAGCACTCCACTGAGCCGGTACAAAATGCCGCTCTCAATGAGGAACAAGCGGAAATCGGTCTCTTTGGCCTGCAACAGCTTTGCCACCTGGCGGAAAGACATTGAGCCTTTAGCAGTACAATACCGATCGACAAACTCAACTTTCGGCGCGGCAGCGGCTAACTGCTGGGCCAGTTGTTCTCTCTGCTCGGCCAGATCCGCGGCGAGACGTAATGCCTCCGGCAATGTTTGCGGGACACTTACGGCCTGACTGCTCTCCAGCTCTTGCCAGCGATCGACAACAGCGGCGGTAAATTCTGGCGACAGCCGGGCGACGATCACCAGAGAATCACGTTTGTTGAACCAATACTCCTCGTATGTTTGCCCGTTTTGCGGGTGTGTGTAGGGGGTGTGCGCCAACGGCGCGGTTAAAATACCAGCAGATGCAAGGCGCTCAGCTGAGCGCTTCACATCACCATGTTTGCTCTGCACCAGCCTGGCAATTTCACGGCTGGACATTGTCACAACACCCCTTGCGGTTAACTGATTCATGCTATTTCTCCATATCAGGCGGCTGCACCCGCCTTTTGATTTGCACATAATTCAGGAAGATTTGCTTCTACCAGCGCACTAGCGAACGGCGGCGGTACTGCGTTACCACAGCGCGCTACCTGCTTGTCTTTGGCGTAACGATTGCCGCGATAGTCCTGATCGATAACGTAGCCGTCAGGGAAGCCCTGCGCCTTATAAAGCTCATGCGGTTGCAGCATGCGCATACCATGCAGGGCATTTAGCATTGCTATCGTCTGCAAACAGATCCAGAACCATCGGCCCAAATATCGAATTGATGCCCCAAAACAACAAATCCGGAGTGCGCCACTGATCGCCAACCTCTTTCAATTCATGCGCTGGCTTTGAGCGCAGTTCAGCCAGCGCGCGGCAATATTTGTTATCAGCATTCATGCTCATCATTTCGCTCCCCTGAAGCCAGCTGGGATGGCTTTATCTGGCCCACCAAATTTCATCGGATCATGCTTACGAATTGAGCCCCAGTACTGCCGTTCTGGGCGTCCTGCTGCGTTCCACTTATTTGCGGATTGCAGGTAACCTGGGAATTTAGATGGCAAAAACAACGTTGTTGGGCGCAGATATTCGGCCATTTTCAGATCTTCGCCCCACTTCTCGACGCTGTAATCCACCACCAACAGCAGCTCATCGGGCGTAAACCCGTCAGCCAGGCGAGCCCGGATGTTTTCCAAGGACGATTTGCAGACCTGATACCGTGATCCGGTGGTCTTGTTCAGATGTGATAAAACCTGCTTCGCCTGATCGGTGATAACCACCACAGGGTCGGGTTGCGCAGCAACCGGACAAGAATGTTTTTTATCTGATGGATCAGTAGTTGTATTTACTGACGGATCCCCCCCAGATTCTGACGGGTGAAAACCCCCTTTTTCATCGTTTTTGATGCCTCAGATTTTGACGCGTCGGTTTTGAGGCATCAGATTTTGATGCGTCAGAATCTGACAGGTGAGAAAAGGCAACAGCCTGTAATTTCGCAACATTGAGCTGGTAAACGTTCGATGCATTGCGGTTGCCTTTACGGCGCTGCTGGCGGGTTAACCAACCGTCTTTTTCCAGCTGAGATATTGCTGTGCGAACCGTGCTCTCACCAGCACCAATCTGACGCGCGATGGTAGCGATGGAAGGCCAGCTAACCCCTTCATCACTGCTGAAGTCTGCCAGACGCGCCATGATGGCAACGCTGGACAGCTTCATGCCAGAAGCGGCACAAGCGTCCCAAACGTAACCCGTTAATTTAGTGCTCATGGTCGTCCTTTAACTCTGTAAACTTGCGCTTGAATTGTTCGAGCGGGCTGAAACATTCGTGGTTATAACCATCCCGCAGGTAGATAACTCGTTGAGTCTCTGGCTCCCACCGGATAACCCGAACGGGGATCCCTCTGTGGTCTTTGAACCTTCGGTTAACTTCGCGCATAAGCGTTTCGCCTTCCTGTAGTAAACCCCCACAATTGCGACCGCCCGACTGTGGTTACATGGCACCCAGCGGTTTGCTATTCTGCGTTCATACCGAAACAACGGAGCGCCCGGTACCGGGATCATCCTGAGTTGCGGCAAACGGTTAAAAGCCGTTAAACTGGTCATGCGGATTACTTCTCCATACAAGATTTGTCTGCCACGACGCCCGGAGCTGCACACTCGCGGGCGTCACTCTTTTCCGGCGCGCAAAACACACGGAAAAGCAGCGTCAAATGTTCCTGCCACTTAGCCATCACCTGATAGCTGTTCTCTTCGATCTGGGCGCGTTCCTGAGCATCAATAACGCCGTCAGCGGTAGCTTTACGAACGTATTGCGAATGCCTGCCGATCCACTCAACTGACTCCATGAGACGCTGGTTGATATCGCCGTTCTCAATCTCTTCAACATCAGCCAATGGCACATAAACACCGTTCGAGTGACGTGCAATAGCGTTCGCTATGTGGTTTGAACCACCAGCACGCTGAAGCACCATCGCCCAACCGAGCGGGAAGATCTGATCACCATCGGTACGCAGCCGATTAAACAGCGCGTTCTCGGTCACACCCAACCACTCAGCAGCTTCTGAATATCCGCCCGGCAGTTCGGTGATCGTTTTTTTGATTGCGGCCACCAGCCAGGCTGGCTGCTTATCAACTTTCCATTCCGGTTCGTTACCCACGGCTTTCCCCTTTTTCCTGTGGTACCGATGCTTCCCCAGTTTCTGTAGCCTGCGTATAACGGTGCGGGTACAAGATTTGGAGCTCATCAATTTGGCCCGAATAAAACTTCACAAGCCTCTCAGCTACATCGAGTGATGCGATTTGTTGCCCCCTTTCAATTCGGCTTAGGTTGGCTGGATCAATGTCCACCACGTTTGCCACATGAGAGAGAGTCAAACCTTGCGATTTTCGCAAATTTCTTAACGGTGATTGCATAATACCCCCTGTAATTGCGTATTGCGCATATTAATGTGTAGTTACGACTTGCGCAAGTTGCTTTGCATATCACGCAAAAACAACCTGTAATAGACGCATGAACATAGGAAACCGCATTAGAGAATTACGCCTCGAAAAGGGCATGAAAATTTCAGATCTTGCTGAAGCTGTAGGTATTGACGGTGCGAACGTCTCACGGGTTGAGACTGGAAAACAAAAGTCATTTACTGAACAATCGCTTAGCAAATATGCTACGGCACTTGGTGTCAGCGTGGCAGAACTCTTTACACCATCTCCAAATGAAACTACTGTATGTAAATCCAGTGGTAAAAATCCAGTTTATGGAGAGGGTGACCCTGTGTTTAGAGTCGAGTTGCTCGATGTCAGCGCCAGTGCTGGCATGGGCCATATACAAGGAAGTGATGTCGTCGATGTCATCAGGTCCATTGAGTACAACAACGAAAGAGCCGCCGCATTATTTGGTGGGAGAACACCAGATACGGTCAAAGTGATTAACGTTCGTGGTGACAGCATGGCTGATACCATTGAACCAGGTGATTTGATATTCGTTGATATTTCGATTAATGAGTTTGATGGTGATGGGATTTATGTCTTTGGTTTTGATGATAAAATTTACGTCAAAAGATTACAGATGATCCCAGATAAAATTCTTGTCATTTCCGATAACCCTAAATATCGGGAGTGGTCAGTGGATAAGTCCAATGAAGACAGATTTTACGTTTTCGGCAAGGTAATGATCAGCCAGTCGCAGTCAGTTAAACGGCACGGATAACATCCCCTAAGAACAAATAACCGCCTACACGGCGGTTTTTTTACGCCCTCTTGATTGCGTTTTACGCATTTTATTTCTTGCGCATTTCGCAAATATCTTTTATCTTCATTTTCATCAACAGCGAACAGGCAGGAAGCCCACGAAGTAGCCGCCGGTGGCGTATGAATGACCGGATGATTCGCAAATGACTTACCACCGCGCCTGATGTGGTTAAAAGCAGGTCAAAGCAATAAGAAGTGATCCCTGTTCTGGCTGCTCACTTTCCCCTTGAGGGTGACAGCCAGCTTTTTAAGGGCACAACGTGAAAGCGCACTCCTTCTCTCTTTCACTGCGGGGGCAGGTTTGTTACCGAAAGAGTGCGCTTCCAGTTGTGGTAATGCGGCTCTGCGCACGTGACGAGGCCAACAAGTTTTTATTTCAACTTTTGAAATGAATACGTTTCTTGAGGTGTAGCGTCGCCGGTTCTGGCCGGTCCGGCAGGTGGAGGCACCACCGCCACAACAAAATCATTGCTGTGTGTAGTCTTTGCCCATCACATCGGTGGGCACCTTTTTTACACAAGAGACAAGGGCATCACCGGGCGACGGGCTCATTCCCCAATCCACCCGGGCGCTATGGAAATGGACCTCCTACCCATAGCCGAAGCGCAGGTGCCCTTTTCTGTTGTGTATGGAGAAGTTCCACTGGCGGTGGCAGCCGCCTCACAGAGGGTTAAACCATGAGTAGTGACCGCATGACCGTAGTGCCCGATTTCCTGGGCGAACGCCGCTTTAGCCTGCGTAACAGCCTGCTTAAAAGCGGGGAACCGGTGTTTGTACTCCGCATCGTTCAACTGGAAGCCCAGGAAGAAGCTATCGCCAACGAGTTCCGTGACCTGCTGATCGAGAAGTTCACCGACAAGCCGGTTGAAACCTTTATCGGTAACTTTAAAGCGTAATTTCTCTGCATTAAATCCCCGGCGCCGCGGGGATTTATTGAAGCGTAATTCCCTTTATTAATCGCCAATGGCGAGGGATTCGTACAACCAAAAACTGGCGCAGGTGCAGCTGCCAAATATGGAGAAGAAAATACGATGAGTTATATCCAGACACTCTCAGGTAAGAAATTCGATTACCTCAATTCAACCACTGACGACGTAGAGATCGAGGATATTGCGACCGCACTTTCCCACATCTGCCGCTTCAGTGGTCATCTGCCGGAATTTTACAGCGTGGCCCAGCACTCGGTACTGTGCAGCCAAATTGTGCCGCCAGAGTTTGCCTTTGAAGCCCTGATGCATGACGCAGCTGAAGCCTATTGCCAGGACATCCCTGCCCCCCTGAAAGCATTGCTTCCGGATTACCGTCGCATTGAAGAGCGGGTAGAACAGCTGATCCGGGCCAAATTCAGCATCACCCCTGATATGTCAGCGGTAGTGAAATACGCCGATCTGGTGATGCTTGCCACGGAACGCCGCGGTCTGGATATCGACGACGGCTCACTCTGGCCTTGCCTCGAAGGTATTCCGGTCAGCGACATCATCCAGATCGTTCCTCTTCGCCCAGGCCAGGCATATGGCTTGTTCATTAACCGTTTCAATGAGCTTACGGAATCACGCGCATGCCTCGCATGAAGATAAAAGAACTGGTAGCCGCAGCCCATGCTGCGGCGGGGAAACTGCCACCAGCAGAAGCCTCTCTGATGCGTGAGGTAGCCACTCGCCTGGACGTTACATTTGCCGCCTTGACGGAATCGATGGACCAGCGAATGAGCCTTGACGCCGAAATTAACCATCTTCGTCAGGAGTCCGTCCAATGACCACCAACAAATACGCGGCTCTGCGCTACACAATCGCCAGAGCTAAACGCAACGACTGCCAGAAGGTAGTGATGCGTGTGACGTTAGTTGAAGAACTCCTCCTTCAACTGTCAAACGCTGAGGAGCAGGTAGCTGCGCTGGCTGCGGAAGTTCAGGCGGTGCGATGGGCTGCCGGGCAGGTTTATTCAGCTGGGTATAATCATGGGCACCTTAATACTGCTGATGAACTCCCTTATGCATCTGATGAAGAACTTCTTCAGAGAGGAAATGAAGTCCTTATCGAGTTCACCGACCCAGACCATTCAGGCAATGTGACCGACGCTGTACTGGATGAAGTGCGTGCCCACGCTATCAAATCTGCCCTCAATGATTGTTCGGAGTGCCTCGATAGGGACTGCATCATGGATTCGAACGGCATCAGTTATGAAGATGCTGCACTCCGTGAAGCGGGTGCTATGGCACTGCATGATGCGTTACTTCGCCAGGAGCGTGTCGTATGAGTTCAGACATCATCGATCAGGCAAACGAGCTGGTAGAGCACCGCCTGCAGCTAGCCATACAAAAACACCGTATTGATAAGAATGAAGTCTCTGCAAAGCACTGTTCTGAATGCGGAGAGGACATTCCTGAGGCACGCCGGGTTGCAATGCCTGGCTGCAAAACGTGCGCCAGTTGCCAGGAAAATTTAGAACTAATGCAGAGACAGCTCAGGGGTGGAGGATGATACATTTTCACGGCGGGCCAATAACCCCTGATACATGCGCACTGAAGGCGTGGAAAGGCAGGCACGCTTTTATTTCCTTCGCTAATCCAGGTCAATTAGCTCTTGCAAGCGAAGTCACCCAGTCTTTTGCGCTGGATAACGGCGCTTTCAGCTTCTGGACAAAGAATCGTGTTGTTGACTGGAACGAGTATTACCGCTTCGTTGAACGCTGGGGTAACCATCCACGTTTCGCGTTCGCTGTTATTCCAGATGTTATCGGCGGCAGTAGCGAAGAGAACGACGCATTAATCGCTGAGTGGCCGCATGGAAAAGTTGTAGGCGCGCCGGTGTATCACTTCAACGAGCCTGAGGAACGTTTCATCCGCCTGTGTCATGAATTTCCCAGGGTATGCGTAGGCTCAATGGGCGAGTATGACGCTAAAAGACCAAAAGACTGCGCCGCAAAATTGCGCGACATGATTCGACATGTTGTTGACGAGAATGGCTATCCGATCACTAAGCTCCATGGCCTTCGCATGCTGAACAAGGACCTCTTTATGCAGGTGCCATTATCATCAGCCGACAGCACCAACGTCGCCAGGAATATTGGCATTAACAAGGCGTGGGATAAATCAGCCTATGCGCCGGCAAGCAAAGAAACACGCGCCGCTGTGCTAGTAGAGCGCATAGAGTCATACAACAGCGCCAGCTCGTTGCAGTACGACGCAGATCGTGATCGTTTCATGCCTCAAATGGCATTTGAAATATAAGGGATATTAATAATGAACAATTTAATGATCGACCTTGAATCAATGGGCAAAAAACCAAACGCGCCAATCGTCTCAATTGGTGCCGTCTTTTTTAACCCTCATACAGGTGAACTTGGCCAAGAATTCTATACGGCCGTCTCGCTTGAAAGCTCAATGGATCAAGGCGCGGTACCGGATGGAGACACCATTCTTTGGTGGCTAAAACAAAGCCCTGAAGCGCGCTCAGCTATTTGTGTTGATGACGCGATGCCTATCACTGATGCACTGTCGGAACTTAGCCATTTCATTCACCGGCATGCATATAATCTCAAATACATGAAGGTCTGGGGGAACGGGGCCACCTTTGACAATGTGATTCTGCGCGGAGCTTACGAACGCGCCGGACGCATTTGCCCGTGGGAATTTCGGAACGATCATGATGTACGCACGATTGTTACCCTCGGTCGCAGTGTTGGTTTCGATCCGAAGCGTGACATGCCTTTCATTGGCGATGTTCATAATGCCCTGGCTGATGCGCGTCATCAGGCAAAATATGTGTCAGAAATTTGGCAGAAACTTATCCCTGCCACCAGCACCAACGAGTAAACCACACAGCCCGGGTGCAGCCGGGCTTTTTGGAGAAGAAACCATGGCAAAGCTAATGAAAGCGAGTCAATGGGGACGCCGAGAGTTCACCGATGACTCTGTTCCTGATAACCGAACGATTAAACGTTGGGTCGAGAACGGTTTACTCATGGGGCGTATCGTAGACGGATCTGTTTTTGTCTGCGAAACCGAAAAATGGGGCGTCGACTCAATGGTTAGTCAAGTAGTTCGCCAGTTGATTAATGAGGGCTAACCATGGCGGCAAGGCCAAGAAAAAAAGAATACCGACACCTGCCAGATTATTTATTTTTTGATAAAGATCGCGGTGTTTATAAATTCACTCTTGTTACAGGAAAGAAGAAAAATATTGGTAAGGATCGGGCCATGGCTATAGCTATTGCCCGTGAGTACAATCTTAGAATGAGACCTGAACTTTCCCCATCCGTTGATAACCTCATTAGAGAATCCGGCGGGGTTACTGGAGAAGCCAAACCGTTTGCAGATCATGTGGATCACATCATGGCTCGGGCTGTAGAAGATGAACGCCCTTCTCAAAGTACTTTAGATGATTGGAACAATGACGCACTACGTGTCAAAGAGTTCTTCATTAACATACCGGCTTGCGATATCGAGCTGGAGCACGTTAACGCCTACATCAATAAGTACCATGCCAGCGCTTCCGCGAACGTGCAAAACAGAAAAGTCAGCTTTCTCAAAAAACTTTTTTCGTATGCAGTCGATGAATCCTTGATGCTTGATAACCCGGCAACTAGGAAGAAAATGCGCAGGACCGAAGAAAAGAAAAGGCAACGACTGTCGCTAGAGAATTTCATGGCTTTACGTCGTGCAGCGGCGCCGTGGTTAAGAACTGCTATGGATTTGGCGTTACAGACGACACATGCACGCCTTGAAGTTTCCAGGATTAGGTATTCAATACGTGAACCAAAGAATGGTGTTTGTGGTTGTGTGTGGCTTGAACAGCCAAAAGAAGGGATATATGGAACGCTTTACATCCATCGTCAAAAGGTACAAAAGAAGGAAGCCTCGCATGTGGCGATCCCGATTGGGGATGAACTAAAACGCATAATTGATGAAAGTAGGGATAATGTAGCGAGTCCGTTTGTTGTCCACAGAATACCGGATCGGCAGGTTAAACGAAGTAAAGAGGTTTCCCACCCTACTCAAGTTGCTCCTGACTATCTTAGTCGGTCGTTCTCGTCGTTACGCGATGAACTTGGGCTATGTGATCATCTTACGATGGACGAACGCCCTACATTTCACGAGATCAGAGCACTCGCAGCACATTTGTTTAATAGCCAAGGAATCGATCCTCAAGGCAGAATGGCTCACAGTGATGCAAAATCAACAAAGATTTATACTCAGAACCACATTGATTGGATCGTCGTTCCGCATGGGGAAATTAAATATAATGCATAATGAAAGTGGCCTCATATGAGGCCAATTTTGAGGATTAGGACGCTTCAGACTTGGTCATATCAGCGCAACGCTGGATTAATTTCTCTGCAGTCTTAATCGCGGTGCTTGATTGGGTTGACGTAACAGTGTCGTTAAGTCTGTAGTCACAAACTATTCTCTGATCCTTAAGAGATTGAAGGGCATAACCCAAACCAATTAAATCTCTTTTATCAAAAGGTTCGTTGCCCTTCCAAGCATCGTTAACGAGATAGTCAATGAGGCCTTGGTGACTTTCTTTCGGACCCATGGTTAAACACGGAAGTACGTGGTGATAGGCACCATAATATGCGCGAGCGACTGCGTTTCTGTAACCAATTTCGTCGTTACGTTTTTCACAATCTTTTGCGAAAGCGATAATGTCAGAACTATTAACTGGCACGCGCAGGTTCCTCCGAATGCCCTTCAAACCAGACGCTGAAAGGTTTTCCAATCAAACTTTCATTTTCTGCAAGAGAAAATGCAATATCCAGGTTCATATCAGAGAGAACATCAGAATCTTCAGTATTAACTGTCATGACATAGGATGACGTCCGCTCTTCAGGGACAGAGCAGAAAGACATAGCAACAGGACCGACCTTATGGTAAGTCATGATATCCACTATGCGATTCGCAATATCCTGGAATTCTTCATCAGTAATTCCAGTTGTGCTTTTGAACGTCGTGGACTGGGCCAGTGCTGTGGCTGCGAGGTGCTTAACCATTTCAGCCTCCTTTTCATCTACCATACTTATCAACCTCTCAGCATAGTAGAGCGCTTTGTCTATACGCCCCAAGAACAAGTTGGCTTCCCATGCATGGGACAACATCGTAGGCGAGTTATAACGTTCAACTAATCGATTTACCGCTTGCTCAACCTCACGGAAGCTGCCGTAATCGTTAAGATAAACTACATAATTTTGAGCAATGAGTAGGTTGTTATGCTTCAATGCCTCTTCAAAGAATGCAACAGCCGTCTCCTTACGCCCAAAAGCACCATTAGCCAACGCTTTGAGATAGTCCTCAGATGCACTGTCGCGCAACTTTTCTATATCTCTTAGATAACGATAGTACTGCATTTCGGATATCGTACCCCGAGCTGCAAGTATATCGATTAATTCGCTGCTGATTTCGTTCGCTTTGAGCGCCAATTGTGGCATTAATTTTTCCTTTGGAAGCGTTAGCTCAGTTGCTTTTTCATATAGCAATCTTAGTAAGTCAGTGAAGAGTACACGAGGATGCTCTCGATTTCCAACGACCTGTATAGCCCTAAAGAAATGTCAACTCTTGACAATTGAATAAATGTCACTTTCATCAACAAACAAACATATCCACAGACACGCCTAATGCACAACTCTGTGGATAACTATCACTTACCCACAGAAAAGCACTTTCCGTATGATTTGCAAAAAGTGCTATAGATGGGACCTATTAATCTCAGAAAGCATAAAACAAACTTTAAAAATTGTGGGGTATAACTGATTTTAAGTATTTGATGTATATAGAGCGGATTTTGCAAAAAGTGCACTGTTTGCATATACAGTCAAATACACCCCAGCAGCAGTATTTACAAGGGTTCCAGCGCTTTTATAGCAGTGTCATGGGGTGTCGGGGGTCGGAGGTTCAAATCCTCTCGTGCCGACCAAAATTAGATTGAAAACCAGCCTTTTATGGCTGGTTTTTTCTTTGTGTAAAATCTATATGGTGAAATGATGGTTTAACCGTGCTTTAAATCGCCGGGCAATCATCGTTCCCAACCCTGTTAAGGCTATGCGTTAACACTCCAAAAACCTCCACACCATCCAGTGCGTCGCCTTCTATCGCTTCACCATCTTCAGTGACCAACGCAGAACCGTAAAACTTTGCAAACTCATTCCTGTTATCCATTCTTACCAGGAGCGTATCTCCCTGCTCTGGTCTCAGGGCAACGTTAATGACAGCCCAACCACATGACGTCTCTATTACCCGGCAGTTCCCGTCAATTCCGCATAGCAGATCTATGGTTAACCTCTGTTCCTGGTAATCCATTGCCGGTGAAGGAAAGCCCATCAGAATATCCTCCCCATGCTGCGTAAGATCCAGTAGCGGTTCTCGCTTTCGTTTGTCGTCTTATCGGCGAAGTCTGGCTGGTATCTCTCAATCCATGCATTCGCGTCTGCCTGGCTGAAGTGCCAGTTTCTTGCGCGTAATTCACTGATAAATTTATTAGTATTGAGACACAAATAGCCCTTTGGGTTCTGCTGTATGGCAGCCAAAAAAGCTGCATGGATATCATGTTGACGAGGCATAAACACACCTTTACGCGCCCATTGACTGTATGTATATACAGTAGTATTTTTATATCCACAGATCAAGCACAGCCTTTTTAAACTTAAAGGGGATCGTCATGTTCGTCGAACTTGTCTATGACAAACGCAATTTTGAAGGTCTGCCGGGAGCAAAAGACATTATTCTGTTCGAGTTATGTAAGAGGGTTGCCCGCGTCTTTCCAGAGGCTGAAGTGCGCGTTAAGCCGATGCTGACTTTACCGGCTATCAACACTTACGCTAGCAAGCATGAGAAGGAACAGATAAGTAAGATCGTGCAGGATATGTTTGAAGAGGCTGAGTTTTGGCTAGTAGTTGAATGATGCTTACTATGTCCCGTTACGGCTAGTTTTGATTATGGCTATAGCGGATAAGCATTCATCCTGCGGGTAACTTTTTATATACGTTTGACAATCAACTCGCGTTCCATTTCTACCAAAACTCCCCCATCCCAACGCAGGAATTCATAAGGATCCCCAACATATACGGTTGATGGTACATGTCGTAACAACGAAACTGGCGCTGCATCCGTATCCGATCGTGCCGGTTTTCGCTCCCTTTTCTCGCTAAAATAGGTTAAAATATTTACTTAAACTCATTACAGTATCACGCTTCTTGATAAAAGATGGGCTGAACCTTGAAAAAAACAACATCAGAAATACTATTAAGAAAAAATAACAACTTTGATTTATTGAGAATAATAGCTGCTACGGCTGTTATTGTTTACCATTCGTTTGCTATTAATCCATCATGGAATATAACTGACCCTACAAAGCTTTTATTAACGTATGTTACAACTGGTGGCCTTGCGGTGAAGGTATTCTTTTTCATTAGCGGACTGCTAGTAACAAATAGCTTAATTAGGAATCGGTCATTATTACACTTTGTAATATCAAGAACATTTAGAATATTGCCTGGTCTATATTTCGTAATACTTTTACCATCTTTAGTTATTGGCCCATTATTAACAAAACTATCTATTAACGAATACTTTACCTCACCACTTCTAATCGAATATATATTCCACAACCTCATAATTGATACTAGATACTTCCTCCCGGGTGTAGGATTTGACAATCCACATGGATTCAATGGTTCCATATGGACAATAAGATACGAAGTTTATTGTTATCTCGTTCTTGCGTTACTCTACGTTATTGGTGTATATAAATCCAAGATTCTATCCAATATTATTTGCTTCGTCATATTATTTGAACCAATATCTCCATTTAAAGGATGGCTATTTGCTTCTTCTGATAACAATGCCATTTATCTGCTAGCGCCCTGCTTTGCATTAGGCTCTCTTATTGCTATAAATCAGGAGTCATATAAACCATCGGCCTGGCATGCACTTGCATTGATTATTTTAAGTTTATTCTTCCGTGATCATGAAGCATTTTTCGCGCTACTCATATGTTCCGCTGCATGTTTGTTTTCATTAAGACTTTCGTCTTATCAATGGTTTGTGGGCTTGAAAGTTAAAAATGATATTTCTTATGGTGTTTATTTATGGGGGTTCCCATTACAGCAGATTTTATCTGGATATCACGGACTGGGGCCAGTCATAGGAATACTAGCTCCAATTTTGCTTACGTACTCTGTAGCGTTACTATCATGGAAGTACATCGAAAAACCAGCGATGCGCTTAGGTAAAACATTATATATAAAAATCACAAAACCTTACGCTGATGGTGAGCGTATTGGGTCAGGGCAATAGAATGACTATTTCATTGATGCAGCCTTTTTGGACGCTGCATCAATGAAAGCATAACTTTACATAAAATATTATTCGTGATACCCCGGATCAACGAATTCTCCATTCAAAAAAATCCACCCAATACTTGGAGTAGGAAATTCGGCACTTTGAGATGGTACTTCCACTAATTCCTCTCCTTCATTAAGATTAAAATCATCTTTTCCATTCCAAACAATCGTATTGGTCACTAAGCCATTTGCTATTACAGCATAGATTTTATGCATTACGCATACTCCCAGATAATAACAACACCTTGAGAGCCAGCAGCTCCGGGTTGAGCGGAACCGGCACTAGAACTAATCGCGCCACCTCCACCTGCACCATACCCTGACGCGGCATTTACTGTACCGATTGCGGATGAACCGGCCCCCCCACTACCAAAACGGCCCGATCCCCCACAACCTGATACCATGCCTGTATTATTATTGGATGCGAAAATAAATCCACTCGTTCCAGATTCTCCTGAAAATGACGCTATGTTAGCTCCGGTAACAGTGGATATATTTGGAGTGGCACTTTCTCCTAATGATGGCGGAGTGAGAGAAGCTCCAGGTTTTCCTCCCGGACCTCCCTGACAAACTAATAAAGTACCAAATGATGTATCGCCACCAGATCCACCAGCCCCTGATGGGCCTGCTGCGCCTGCGCTACCTGCTGAACCTATTACAACACTTACCCCTGAGAATCCAGTGGTAAATCTGGATTTTCCGTATGCTCCGGCCCCGCCTCCCTGCCCAACCGATGCATTTCCAGCAGCATTTGCCGCACATCCGCCACCACCACCGCCACCACCAACTGCCTCTACAATTACACTTTTAGTACCGGTGGTGGGTGTGTACGTTCCAGTTGATGTAAATGTTTTTACACCTAATAGTCTGCCAACATACCCTGTACCGTCTGCTAGCCCTAAATTAGCTAAGGCTGTATTAACTGCTGTGGGGCCATCCGTTTTAATGTCAGCGAATGGATGCTCCCGACTCAAAAGCAGCGCCTTCAGGGCTGTCAGAAGCTGGTTGTGTTTGGATTTATCCAGCACAACCCCTGTAGCTTCCACCACGCCAGCCAGCTCTTCCTGCAGCATGTCAAAATAATCATCATCAAGATCTGTGGTCGGGGTTCCTGTCTGTGGATTGCCACGGGTAAAGCCATTCTTTCCCGCGCCGAATTTATCTTTCTGCGCAGTAGGTGTATCGATGCGATGCATAATGTCTCCGGTTACGGATATTTAAAAATGACGTAGGTATGTGACGGGCAGAGTTTATTGATGACGCATTCAGCAACCGTATCTCCCCAGTAGCGAACCGGTGTTACACAGTTGTCTGTGCAGGTCATCCAGGTGGCATCTGTTGAAGCAGGCATATTGACCTGCCAGTAATACCGCCATTCAGTTGAGTAGGTCGCATCGACACACGATGATGTGCATTTAAATGGACCATTGTTATAACGCGTGATCGTGGCTCCTGGCTTACCCAGTGCTGCCAGCTGGCGAAGATAGAAATCTTCATTAATACCACCAGCAAGGTTGACCTTAGCGTCAAGGCGCTGCTGCCGCTGCCGCAAAGTCTGTGTTCCGGACGGAATACATTCGTCAGGCAGACCACAGCACCGCTCCCATCGGTCAATAAGCTCTGTTGTCGTTCGTGGGTCGATCTCCAGCATGAGCTCGTCCCCACGCTGATGCGCCCTGAGTAAAGACGGAGCAGCGCCACTTATCGCCACATCGTCAACTGACCATGCAGGGCCAGGAGGCAGCAGCGCCCCCAGAAGCTGGACATAATCATCATTGCTCACGCCCACGTTATTACCCCCAGAACGGCAAGTTCATTTTTCGCGATCGGCGTATCTGCTGTTGGCGAAAGAAGTTTATGGCTGTACTCACCCGCAGCAATAGAAATGGCCTCATTAGTCCTGGAAAGTTCCAGGGTTCCTTCCGGATAGCCATCCCGCAACAGAAATGATCGAAGTTCAGCCTCCACTGCCGCGCGTATTTCAGGCGTGTCAGGATTCAGATCGATTGTGTAGTTAACCGTTTTTGGTGTTCCCTTGAACACATAAAGGTCTGAACCCGCAACCGGTGCCAGAGGTTCTATATGAGCCTGGGCTGCTGCAACCGTTGCATCATCCAGGATGGGGTTAATCAGGTCACTGCTGGCTATCAAAACGCCAACCGTTCCCGTTCCCATCCAGTGCCGGTAGGTCCATGCGCGGGTTACACCTGGAACTTCTTTTGCCCAGACAATGTAATCGCCGTCAGCGCCCCCCTGCGGGGTCCAGTAGTAACGCTCAAGAACACGGGCGCGCCATACCTCAAGATCTTCAATATCAAAGCCGCCGGTTATCGTATCTGCCAGGCCGCCGGAAGGGAGTCCATTAACAGGCGAAACCAGTGAAAGCGTCTCCCCATCATCCATATTTCCGGTCATGCCTGTCACACTGCAAAGAACGGGGACGCGAAGAACGCCGCCCGCACTTGTAGCATCTGCCTGCGCCGTATACTGCACGAGGTCATCACGCTGAATTACCGCCCCGGCGCTCACCTTCAGCCCGTTCGATACGCCGTCCCAGCGCATAAAACCAGACGCGGCCACGGCATCTTTTCGAGGGCAGCGTTTCATTGCTGCGTGACGGTAAAGCCATGATTCGTCGCAAAGGTCAGGCAGCATATTCATTGCCAGGTAATCGATATAGCCGTAGACCGTATGCAGAGCCCCCGCATAAACCTTAGCCCCGACATCTTCATCCATACGACGAAGCTCATCATTGATGTCGAGACGGGCAAAAAGGTCTGTGCGGATCATGCTAATATTTTCGGCCAGCGTTGGCCGCCGGAATTCACTGTCCGCCATTGGTGATTACGCTCCACAGGTCGTTAAAGGAAATAATTACAGGCCCATCCCGGCGCCAGAGAACAATCTTGTTTCCCAGTTCGTTAATACCCGTTCGCTGGATATCAATGTCGATACGCGTCACCACGCCATCCTCCTGCATCCACTGGAGAGCATCACGCAGATAGTTACGAACAGTATTCACGAGTGCATTCGTCAGTTTGCTGCGCTGCAGTAACCAGAGTTTTGAACCATATCGATCGTTCGCAAAAACAGGCCAGGTATCCCCCACCACCCCATAGGTACATCAACATTGTCATCAGGATCGGCGCGCCGGTGAGTGAATAAAGAAATCACCACTGCGCGGGTGAGAGGATCGAGCTGAGAGCTGGCACTGACGGTTTTTCCGTTTACTGTTAACCAGAGCTCCATTACGCCTCCATTTCCGTATCAGGTGTGTCAGTGGTATTTCCGTTCTCCTTATGTTTGTGCCCGTTATAGGTCACGCGCATTGCGGCCATTGTCAGACCAGAAGAATCACATAAGTCCTTAATCTGTCCTGTCGATTCGATATCCATTTCAAAACGGGCTTTAGGGGCATTTTTGAAGGTGATGACTTTTCCACCACCATCGATCACGATGCCATTTCGTGTGAGGGTGACTTTCTGGCCCTGGTCATCGTAGAAAGCGACCTCTCCGGTTTTCAGTTCTTTAATTCGGTACCGGCGATCGGAGATACTCACCACTACAGCATGGGATCGATCGCCATCCGGAAAGAGCACAACGGCCTCTGCGCCGGATTTAGCTCGGGATGTAAAACCATAGGGCTCAAGATGTTCAATGCCTGCCTTTCCCTGGCCTGCCAGTAATTCGACATCGACCGTCTGGCATTTGCTGGCGGCGTTGATACTCTTCACCACCGCACGCCCGATCAGGCTCAGAACCTGACGCTGAAGGCTTTGTATAGCTCCCATCAGAACGGCTCCTCTTTCACTTTGCGTTTTTTTATACCCTTCGTTTGCTTGTCCTCCGGTTCGGGAAGATAGGCATCAGGAGGACCGACACGCAGCTCAGTCAATGTGCCGTTGTTATCTTTAGTGAATGTCACTTCAGAGATGAGGAGTTCGCTGTTGTTGAAGCCGCAAACAGGGTCGAAAACAATGACGCGCTGATTTGGCTGCCACAGGGTTCCGTCTCCCTGCCTCCAGCCCCAGACCACGTAGGTTGTTTCATCAGTACGCGCTGCGCGCTGCCTGGCTTCAAACTCAGCGCGGGCTATACAGCTCGCGCCGGTGGCCTGCCCCGTCTGCTGAACGGCCATTGGACGATAGCGCCCTATGCCTGCATCGCTGGTTTTAGCCCGAAGTGCAGTGGTGGTCGCAGCACCAAAGTCATTATCGTTACCTGCTCGCTGGCCGGAGACCTGATACGTGGAAAAACGCTCCCGGATGCTCTTTTCGGTATCACAGGAAAGAATGTTTTTCCCCAGCACCAGCGCGGTATGGGCGCGCTTAGAGCCTATGCCACCAATAACAAGACGCCCTTTGGGATCGTCATAGGCTAGCGCCTGCTGCTGTCCGAGCATTTTATTAAGCACTTCAATAACCGTTTCACCGTGATCGGGCTGTACACCGGGGATGACAGAAGAAGGGGCTCCAGCGTTCACCACATCAATGTTAAATGGCTTTGCGAGCGAGGCGGCAACCTGTATCAGGGAAAGACCGTTAAATTGGGTAGGATCGGCAGCACAGTCTATGAGGTCTGCAGTAATGCTGCGGCCACTGATTCCGGTACTGATTGAGCGTGCATCGTAGCGAACGGGTGTTGCCTCCACCCAGCCAGTTATTACGAGATCGTCACCGATCAAAACCTCTACACGATCACCATTTTTCACCCGTAGTTGCAGCGATGTCACACCATCGCCCCCAGGCCACTCGCGGGTAATCTCTACGCTATAATCACGCGCCAGCCGTTCGATGCCAGCCCCAATTCTTACAGAAGTCCATCCCCCCCATTCGCGTCCGTTCACTCTCAGCGTTACGTCATCGTTCATCGCACCGGAACCCTCAGGGGTGAAACCGGCACAAAGCCGGGATGTGTGACCGCGTTGCGCCTGACAATGTCAGACTCCCGTGCGGCGTTATCAAACCAGGTTGCCGCCAGTACCAGCGCTGGCAAAACCTCAGGCGGAGTGCGTTCAACCGTTTTTTCTGTCTGCGACAGACGTTTTTTGATGTCACTGTTGAGGTCAGACTTCACACGACGCAGCGCCAGAAAAAGACGGTCATCTGTGGCTCTGGCCATTTCTTTATCAATGGCAGTATTCAGGGTGTCGCGAATATCAACGAGCTCGTCCCAGGTCGAAACATCCACAGATGTCGTTTCATCCGGAGCATTGTTCAGCGCGGGGTGAGTCACCGAAGGCCAGCCAGCGCTCTGCCCGCTCTGCTCATTACTCTGGTGTATTGATGCTGGAAGCGACGTGACCGTGTAAACCGCTTCACTTATGGCTGTTGTGCGAATAGCACTGGCAACATAGTTACCCTGTTCCTTACGGTTCTGCGTCGTTTTACTGTCCGTCTTCCAGACACCACGAGGAGAAAGATCGCTGCCCAGCGAAATACCGGAGAAGTTTTTGATAATGGTGTATAAATCGCTGGCATTTCCTGCCAGCCGGTTTCCTGAACGCCACATTGACTGCAACTGTTCAATGAAACCCTTACCTGATGATGGAGGCGGGAGTAACACGGAAATATCACCCTGCACTAATCGTGCTGCAGAAGATATTCCGGCATCTACCAGCGCCATTTTTTCAGAAACATACCCAAGCATGCCCGTCGCATCTTCAACCACGCCGTTCTGCACAAAATCAGGCATGCCTTCCATACCAAATTTTCCGAAGTTATCGCTGATACAGTCGTCCAGCGCCGAACAGGAAGATACCAGCGTATTAGCCGTTGCAGCGCCGGATGTCGGGTAAGAGAGCTCACCGGCTTCAACGAACTGGAGATCAAAACGAACCATTCTCCCTTCGCCGGATGTCGAGCTGACTTTAATCTCACCATCCACGCAGACGCTCAATTCCCCATAAGTGGGGTGTATCAGAGTCCCTGGCCCAGGTTTGTTCAGCGCTTCAATAAGCCTGTCACGTTGTTCCCAGCAATCATCGCCAACAACATAAGCGGTAATGTTCGCGCGGAAAGTGACTTTGCCCAGGTCTTCCGTGTAGGGCTTGTCACGATTGGGGTATTCGTGGGTTTCAACACGACGCCCTACCGGAGCCCCTTCGCCTTCAAACTTGAATGGAACGCCCCTAAAGGACGCTTCCTGCAGCCTGTTTTTCCACGTCATATCTACTCCGGACATAAAAAAACCTGCCGTAGCAGGTTATTAACCACTCATTCCTGTTCTTCCGATCCGCGTATAACCCACATCATGGTTTACATCGATACCGGAAGTGCGCGTATCAGTTACCTTCATGCCTGGTGGTGCATTCTCAAATTGCACTGTCACTGTGCCCTGAGGTTGAGACGCCGCGCCTTGCTTAATCTGGTACGGGTTAAAACCAGGGCTAGCCACGCCGGAGCCATAAGCCCCATAACCACCCGCCCCCCACTGCGCAGCGTTAGCTGCAGCGACCGTATCGCTTGCCCCATCAGAAAACCATTCAATAATGGGCTTCAACTTCTCCCACATATCCTGGAACCATTTCACCACCGGCCCCCAGTTGTTAATTACCACCCCTAAGGGCGTCCATGAGAATGCAGTTTTAATCAGCTCCCATCCCATTTCGAAGTAAGGGCCGATCGTCTCCCACATTTTTTTAAAATAAGGACCAATAGCGTCCCAGTTAGAGATAATTAGCCCTGCGGCCAGCGCAATTCCTGTCAGGATCATGCCAAGCGGGGTCATCGATGCCAGCCTGCTGGCAATCGTTATAGCCTGCCCGACGCCCATAATTCCCAGCTTAAGAGTGGCAAGACCGGCAACAAGACCTGCTACGCTGCGAATCACCCTCGGGTTCTGGTCGGCGAAGGTAGTGAACTTTTCGCCCAAATCGCCAAGCCAGATCGTCAGATTTTTTGTATCACCTGAGAAAGCACTTCCGATGGCGGCCAGACCATTAGTAGCGGTACCGGTCATCGCCTCCCAGAGGTTAGCAAGGGTTCCAAGCTGCGCTTCAACACGTTTATTCAGGCTGGCCTGCTGGTTCATTTTCTGCTGAACCTGGTCATAGCCGTCTTTACCCTTGTCGATAAGGGCGTTAACAACCTGGAGCGTCTCCGCGTCGTCACCAAACAACGCCTTTAACACCCCGGTTCGTTTCACATCAGTTAACTTCCTGAGCTTCGCCAGTTGCGTCAACATTTTATCAATACCGCCGAAACTGCCTTTACCGTCGGTGAAATCAAGATTCACTCCGAGTTTTTGACGCTCGAGCACTTTATTCACGCTGTTGACTTTCTTAACATCCAGACCTGACTGAATGACTTTACGAAGGGCGTTACCTGCTGACTCACCCTGCATGCCCATCTGATCCATCATCACGCTTATAGGCGCAAGACCCTGAGCCGCTTTTAGCCCATCTTTGTTTACCATCTTCAGAACAGAACTGGTCTTGGTGAAGAAAGACAGCATGTTGGTATCATCCACCCCCAGATAAAATGCCTTCTGGATGGTGTCGAATAACCCCATCATGTCATCTGAAGCGGTGCCGGTTGCGTCCTGCATTTTCGCGGCAAATTCAGCCGCCGCTTCAGGTGTCTTTTTCAGCTGAACGGCAAGGTACGCTGTCGCTTTCCCCACCCCGCCCAGAATGTTTTCTGCCGGAATACCCTGGCGAACCAGCATCTGCATCATGTTCTGAAAATCAGCCGTGGTACCCGGTAGCTGATTACCGAGCCCCACGGCAAGTTTATTGATTTTTTCGAAACTGTTGCCGACCTCACCATTGGCCTGCATCATCGCTACTTTCAGACCCGTTGCCGCATTCTCCTGATCGGCGAAAGCCTTGAGTGAAACAGTCAGTCCTGCAGCAAGGCCACCAGCAAGAGCAATTCCGCCCTTCGATGCCTCTTCGGCCTGACGTTTAAAACCACGAATGTTTTTCTGCATTCGTGAAAGCGCAGGAGAAAGCTTATCCACGCCGGTAATCAGCGCTTTCAATTCAAACTCAGCCATTTCGACGCCTCTCCTGCTCTATTCTGTTTGCCTGGCTAACCAGTAAAGGAAGCTCACTGACTGGCATATTCAGCAGTTCAAAAGGGTTAATGCGCCAGTAGCTGGCGCAGTCAAAAAAACGGTCGGTGAGATACTCCGCCGTCAGCCCTGGAGGAAAAAACCAGCAATAAGCCAGCCTGCCGAGTTCAGGTCACCTGGAGACATTTGATCAACGGTGCTCAGGGGGACATTTGCCAGCCTGACGATGTATTTAGCAATAATGTGCGCCTGAAGTTTGATCGACTCGTCCTGGTTCATCTGATAGGGATAACCCAGTTCACGAACGTCTTTCCCCGTAGGCTCGTTGAACTCCAGGACGCTGATTGTTTCACCATGTGCATTGACTGGGTTGCTCAGCTCAAGTTCTTTCATTACTGGTAATCTCCCTCTTCACCGTGGAATTCAAGATCCGCTGTACCTTCTTCAGCGTTATGGTTGGCTTCACCATGCAGCCAGGCGGATGACAGAACATAAACCTGACCGTTCGCCAGTTCGGCGGTAATCGTCATCTGGTCTGATGTCGTCACCTTGTTGACCGGGAAGTCTTTCGGCACTTTAAAGGTGCCCTTAACGTAAGGGGCGCGATGAGTTTCCTTTCTGTCTACGTCCCCGGCCATGCCAATGATGTCGTCATTGACCGTCTTGTTCATTGGCACCTCAATGCCGCCGGTCAGCGATAACTGCTGACCGTCAATTTTGAAATAACAGGTACCTGCAATGCGTGCCATTACGCGGACTCCTCTTGATACTGAAGACGGAACTGATTAAGCAGCGCGAAGACACGCAACTGGTTAACGTAATCAGGTGGATAAAGTACGTTGATGCGGGTCGGGTCATTCGCATCGCGCTCAACAATCAGGTGCGCTTTAAACAGGTCATAGTTTTCTACGATCCCTTCACGCTCCATCTGGCGATACGTTGCCAGCAACTCACCCTTAATGACCGCAGGGGTGACAATCGCCTGGCCGGGGCCGAATCGTGTACCATCATTCGCCAGTTTATGACGGCCATACTTGCTGGTAATAACGGACTTCAGGCGACGGAGCACATACGCGCTGGTATGCAGCGTTTCGCTGTCCAGATAGCTGTTATCCGCCACGCCGTAAGCGTTCTTTTTGTAGGTGGTGATATCGCGCTGAATACGAAGCACACCGCCTTCTGCATATGCAGTAGCGATACCGTGAGTCAGTAACGATTGCTGCTCAGTACGGATGAAACGCTTGCCCGTTGGGGGCGGTAACATCCCTGTCAGCTCTCCCGTTTGCGTCGGGCGGGCAGGTTCGATACGCAGGAATACCGCAGCGCGGGCAGTTCGGCTTGCCGCCAGTTCATCTGGACAGGACTGAACTGTTTTTTCATAACCTGCAAGCGTCACATGCGGATCGTTGAACATATCGCCGACGGTGATCAGGTCACTTACAGCGGCGTTTTTTGCCGTATACACGTGGCCGTAAATCTGGCGCAACCAGCTCCAGCGACCGCTGGTATCGTTCATCTCGAGTGTAAAGGCGTTCATTGATGCGGTATCGTTGAACGGATGCCCGATATAGTCGAACGGCTCGTCACCCATTGCGGCAATTGCCCCGGTCAGTACAGGGGCGCCAGCACCTGTCACTCCTGAGCCCACAGCAATAAGTACCCCCGCAGGTAGCACTTCCCCTCCGCTAAAACCGTAGTAGTTAAGCGTGATCGGAATGTCGTTTGCCCAGGTGCCTTTATGACGGGCGGTAAGCGTTACGACACCGTTATTGGCAGAGGCGGTAAACGCTGTCTGTCCGTCAGCAGTGATGGCAGCAGCGATTGCTGATGCAATAGCCGTGACATCATCGCCGGTAGTGACATTAGCCTGAATGCGACGGCGGCCGATGTACAGACTGACCACACCAGAATCCGTGGCCGCTCCTGTCACCGTCAGGGTAAAGGTGGCGGCTGTTCCAGTATCAGGTACAGCAACCACCCAGAGTTCACCAAACGGGTCGGTGAGCCGGTAGGCTTCAACCATACGTGCCAGCTGGCTGCCGGCACCACACTGCTGGATGGCGTAGTCTTTCGACGGCATGAAAACCAGCTGATTCGTGGCAATAGTTGCCCCTGCGTTTACATGACCGATAAGCAGTGATGGCGCGCTGGTCTGCGCGGTATTCGCTGCGCTATTGTCCATTTCGGCATAGAACAGCGGAACCCGGAGATCAGACGGAATGTTGTTCATGGAGACTGTCATTTAGCGCTCACCTTTTTATCCGTTTCAGCGTCTTTCGATGGCTGAACAATTTTGATATCTCCGTCGAGCTCCCGACGGTACCAGTACTGGCTTTCATCAACGTTTCGCCCTTCAGCAGGCAAAAGATCGCCTCGGGCAGGGTCATGAACTGACCGCCCATTTATGGGTTTCACAAACATGTTTATCCTCAGGTAGGGAGAGTGAATTCCGTGTGGTGTTCGATATTGCCGTCTGGTCCGTTTCCGGGATCGATAAAGTCAACATCAATGGAGAGGGTTTTAAACTCGTCCAGGTCGCCGAGTTCGTCGTACTGACGGGTGTCTTCTTCGTTGATTTCCGTCTCAACAACAAAGTCGAACTGATAGCTCAGCTCGTGACGGTTAACATCAAGAAGCGTGCCTCCGTCATAGACAATGGGGTTTCCGCCCTCTTCCGGATTCCACCCCAGTAATGCTTTAAAAAGCATCTGACGGATTTCGTGCACCACATCGAATGACGCAAACTGTCCACGTTCGTCCCGTCCGTTGGTGACAAAAACGATAACGGAAAAACCTTCCCTCAGGGTCTGCCAGTAATCCGTCTGACTTTTCTGCTCACCAGGCGAATCATCACCAGGAACAACGTAAGCTGACGGGAGTTTCATCTTGCCGACTTCAGGCAGATCCTTAAACTGCGCCGCACCCGCAACACGATTTTCGAAAACAGGACATCGGGCACGAAGTGCAGCAATAACAGGTGTGAGTTTCATCAGCGACGTTTCTCCGGTTTAAGTGAGAGGCGTAGCTCGCGCGCCAGGTAATAGCGCGTCCACGGGCTGTTTCTTTTCAGCGTCTCTACCATGAAGTTGTTACGTGGAGCCAGGCGCCAGCCGCTGCCGCCGGAAGCTCCATGATGATGGCTACGGCGACGTTTAGCGCCACCACGAACACCGTAAAAAAGAAATGCCGGGTAGAAGTCGCCAGTGATTAACCTGTTTCCCTGTCCGTTGCGCTGGTTCGGTGCAATGCGGGTCATAAAACCGAGGCGGTTTTTACTTGCCCTGGGGACCATAAAACCGATGGATTTTGCCAGGCGGCCGCTCTGATAACCTGGGTTTTCACCCGGTTCAGATCGTCCCCGGCGCATCACCAGACGGCGGGCATCGCGCATGTGCCGCTGACCAATATGAATAAACGCCCGACGAACGCGCGCCCGGTTAAAGCGCATTTCATTAGGCTGTTCAAAATCAACGTGAAAAAAGGGAGTTGCCATTACTGTTCCCTCCGGCTGTCACTGACTCAACGCCAAGTTCGGTGCATTCAAGAAGCAGGAATCGGCGTTTGCTGTTCAGGTCACGCGCCCGCTTAACGCGAAACACTTGATCGCCCTTCACCACCTCGAAATCTGAGGTGATTCCGCTTCGCCAGCGGATGGTGATGTAATGTGTAATAACGTTGTCAGTCTGAGCTGTTTCCTGATATGTCGTAGCGCTGGTCTGAACCATCTTTGCCCAGACTGGAAATGAAACCGGGTATTCAGGCTCGGTACCGAAATCAGCTGCAGGTACATCAACCCGTTTTCTAATAAGCACCCGTTTATCAAGCTCTCCTGGATCGGGAAGCAGGTATGTCGCGCTGGTTTGCGCCTGCCTGAGTTTCATAGCGGAATGAACCGGTACGGGCCAACAAGCCAGGTATAGGATTGCGGCATTTCCGTTTTTTCAACCTCACTTACGGATGATCGGTTTTCGTAGAAATGTGTGACAAGTAACAGCATTCCTAACCTGATATCTTCAGACATAACCAGACCATCAGGATCATTAGCCGAAACACCTGTGGAAGAATCATAAAGCGTTCGGTTCAGATACGTTTCCGTTCTTGCCTGCACCGCTTTTCCGAGAGTTTCAAGGAGTGAATCTTCATCCGAATAATCCTCTTCCAGGCGCAACTGACGTTTAATTTCTTCCAGTGTCAGAAGCATAAAACCTCCATGCCCGCCAGATGACGGGCATAAAAACCGCTTACGCGGCATCTTTCACGGTTGGTCTGTATTACGGAGCTTTACCCACCAGCGCTTTGATGGCTGCGGTATCTTCCAGCACACAGTCGAAGCGGTGGAACGCCAGGAACGCAGTCTGATCGTATTCGGCGTAACGTTCAACCAGGCGCTTAAGGGTCATATAAGAAACGCGGCGAACGATGAAGCGATTAAAATCACCCAAGAAAATAAATTTCTTACTCGCCGCCGCCGCATCAATTGCCTGATCGATCACATATGGAATACCCAGAACGGTCGCCGGGGAACCACCAACAACATCTGGCAGCCACAGCGGGCGTTTCTGATCATCAACCATCTCTTCAATGACCTGAAGCGTACCGTCATTAAATGCCCAGCGGTATTTAGGTCCGCCGCGATATGCCGGATCAATCGCGTGTTTCAGGCTGTTCATTTCCTGCCAAGTAAATGTTGCCGCTGCCGCAGCAGAAACGGTCCCGGTGACTGAAGCCGCGAGTCCCTTTGGCTGCAGCGGTGTGCCTGCACCTGTACCCTGGACCAGGTATTTAGCTTCGCCGCGGCCAATGCGCTGTGCAATACGCCCCGCCAGGTATGCTTCAATATCTACGCCGCTGTCCTGCAGAAGTTCGTTAGAGACACGGATGATTTTGGATGACAGCTTTTTGGCACCCAGGATCGCCGTACCAAACGTCACGTCACCTTCACTGGCCGCAGTGTTTTCAGCGAGCAGCTCACCTTCTTCAGCGGTCCCGTCAGAAGTGGACCAGGTAATATCCTGACCATTCGAGGTATTGAGAATCTGGGCAACGCTGGCGATCCCGCCGTAAGCCTTCATCGCATCGATGATGGTATTGCGCATCTGGGTTGGTACGGTATAGCCCCCTTTGTCATCAGGAGACGTACCCTGCGCGCGCAGCTCTTTAACGGCCTGGCGCTCTTCGGCAGTGAGTTCACCGAAGCCGTGGCGGAGAAGGCGATCAAATGCAGCGGCACGGCGTTCTTCCGCCTGCACCTCAGGGTTATCCTTACGCTGGCGCTGTTCAGGCTCTTGCTCATTAACAAAAGTCTGGTCGTGACGACGCAGCTCTTCTTCACGGGAGATACGCTCATCGAGCGAGTCCAGTTCTGATTTTGCAGCGTTCCACTGGGTACGCTGCTCATCGGTCAAGGTCGCATCGCCAATTTTATCGTGCAGAGCACGCATATCAGTGGCGATGGTGTTACGTTTTTGCTTCAGTTCGTGCAATTTCATGGTTTTTCCTTACGCGTTAAGAAGAGTCAGCAGGCGCTCGCGCGCCATTCGTTGATTAATGGCTTGCGCCAGCGCGCCGCTGTCGCGCGCTTCCTGCCAGGCTTTCATGGATCGGATGCCAGAATCAGCCTCCTGGTAGGCCGGATAGGTCACCGGACTGACGTCAAAGAGGCGTGAAAAACGATTAATTTCGCGAATGACAATCCCTTCGTCGTCCTGATACCAGTTCTCACCGTCATGGGCGATCCGGAATGCAAACGACGACTGATTGATATCACCGCGAATCATCGGAGCCAGGACCAGATCGCGGATAGTCTGAGTATCTGGAGCCGAAATATCGTAGCGAAGACCTTTATCATCGACGCTGATGCTCAACGTGCCGGAGGCACTGCGCCCTAGAATAAAGTTCGGGTCATGGTTAAATAACCCACGGATATCGTCGCCAAGCACGTCATCGAAAGCGCCTGGTTTGATAATTTCGCGGAATCCCCAGAGGGGTTCTGAACGACTGTTAAACACCGAGCCGTAACCGATAATTCGCGTGGGCTGCTCGCCCTGCTGCTCGGCACGGACTTCACCGCTGTAACAGCGAGTCTCGCGATCACTCATCGGTTTTATCCTCTTCGGTTTTAGTAGTTTTGAAATCATTGGCCGGGTTAGCAGCGTTGACGCTGACCAGCATTTCATCCAGGCCGTCGACAGGGTTCATATCCTCGAAAGCGCGTGCTTCGTTGCGGCTCATCCAGCCGTCAGTAATGGCGAAGTGATAGAACTGCGCACGCTCCTGCGGGGTGCCACGCAACAGGCCAGTAAGGTTAAAGCGAACGTAATACCCGGCAGCCAGCTCAGCGCGGGTAAACAGTCGTCGGTTAAGTTCCTGCTCCCAGTTTGTCACCCAGGGCATCATTGAATAGCGGACGAACTGAATTGCTTGCTGAGTAATGTTGCTGAAGGTAGCTTTTTCGAGATCGTTAATCATGTGCGCCGGTACGTTAAAAATTCCGGCAATCATGGAACGGTTGAGCTTTGACATATCGATTATCTGGGCATCGATAGGGGAAACTGTCAGCGCCTTATAGTCCAGGTCAGCAGGAAGCAGCATGGTTTTATTTTCCTGGCTGCGTAATGCCTGCGCCGCCTTTTGCCACTGCTCTTTAAGCCAGCCCCAACTTTCTTTTTGGAGCGGTGTTTTCACTGAAACAATCCCTGCAGGTCTGGCATTCCCACTGAAAAAGCTCTCAGTGTATTTCTGCCCGCTCATTCCCATGCCGATGGTTTCAGCATGCTGCATTACAGGACTAAGCCCCATCTTATGGTTATTCCCCAGCGCACGGATGTGAACCATGTCATCAGGGTTAATGGCGAACGCACCTTCTTCGTTGTATACCCCGTAGGTGTATCGCCCGCCGGTATTAATCAGCGTTGTCTCCCACGGCATACAACAATCCAGTGAAGTAATTTCACCTCGACGATCACGTTTTACCCAGGTGTACCCGTTACCCCAGCCGAGGATGTGACGCTGCTTTAACTCGCGCCATTTATAGCTGGTCTGCCAGGTATTTGGCTCGTCATGAACAAGATAAAATGCCGGATGGTCCCGCGCAGGTTCAACCTTACCGTTGTGTTTTCGCATGACGTGCAGCGGCATCTGAGCAAGGTTTGACGACAGGACATAAATACAGGCATATACCGCAGCCAGTTTCATAGCTGTTTCAGGGCTCACATAAACATCGGCCCGAAATAAACCATCGGTATCAATCGAATCACCCGTTATTGGTGTTGATGGGTTCTCCAGTGATTCACTTCTGAATAAGGCATCAAGCAGCACGTTTACCCCCTCTGGCCATAGCCAGGGCGCACAGCACCATTAGCCCACCTGCGAACATGAGTGCCGGGGCCAGACCAAAACGCAGGTAAACCCCGGACGTAAGCAAGCCGAAACCGGCAAGCCCGATAACATCAGTAATAAGTGATTTCATAGAATTAAGAGGTCATCGTCCGGATCAAGTGATGAAAGGAAATCGCCAGGCTCTTTCAGCATTGCCCGACCGACTGCCATTATCAGCGCTACAGCGCCGTCGATTTTGTTTTCGTTCTGCTCTTTAATAGGCTTAACCACGTCATCGTTACCTGGCAGATATTTCCCGACGACGTTGCTGATACACCAGCTCATGATTGGGTTGCCGTCATGATGAAAACGCCCAGATTCAATAGCGGCCTCAAGCTCTTTCATCGGGTCAGACATATTGGTGTAGTTCTGGATGATCGTGATGGGGTTAAGACCTTCATCTGCCAAATCATGGGAAAGGCCAGTTGCGCCGAACGGGTCTATTGGTGATTCGCTTACCGGGTTGAGTTTGTTCGCTGCTTTGGCTTCTTCCAGAATGTAGCGATAATCAACCTCTGCACCATCCGTTACCGTCAGCAATCCCATCTCAACCCATTTCTGAAAACGCTCAGCAGTACGACGATCTTCATTTTTTTCAACGCTGAACACCGTGTCATAGGGCACCCAGAATCTCGGTGCGACACAGTAGTAATGCGTTTTACCATCAATCTCCCGCGTAAACAGACGCGCCATGCTGTTCATGTCGAGTTTGCGTGCCAGGTCGAACGCCAGCACGCAGGGCTGTCCCTCAAATTGCTCCAGCGTAAGGGTCTTATCCTCACAGTTCTGCCACGACACCAGGTTAAAGAATGCTGCACGGGCGGCAACCCAGATGTTGAGGTGCTTTGTTTTGAACACGCCAGCCTGACGGGCATTATTGATGGCTCGCTGTTGCTGGCTGAGCAAAAAGTCACGGTAGACCGACACGCCCATATTTGGGTTAGCCTTCTCCAGCACCTTTGGATCGGTCCAGTCATCGCCTTCATCGACCGTGTAGATCACCCCGAATAATTCTTCGTTCGGTACCGTACCGCTCAGCATCTCTATCACTTCCCGCCTTTTGTCGTAGCACGGCCCCTCAATGTTGTAGCCTGCCGTAGTGATAGCCCACATCAGCGGCTGGCGGCGGGCGCCCATACCTGTCAGCATTGTGGTGTAAAGCGAATCAGTCGGGTGTTCATGATATTCGTCGACAATCGCACAGTGTGGTGAAGCCCCGTCGCCGGGGTTGCCAATAAGCGGCTCGAAGCGTGCACCATCCTCCGGACGGTTCAGGTTAGAAGCGTTCACTTCTATACCAAACGCCTCCACCAGCAGCGGCGTGCGTTTGCACATGAGGCGCGCTGGTCTGAATACTTCCCATGCCTGTTTTTCGGTGGTGGCACCGGAATAAACCTCTGCCCCGAATTCGTTGTCACAGGTAAAGCAAAACAGCGCCACCCCAGCAGAGATAGCCGATTTACCATTCTTACGGGGTATTTCCGTGTAGACCTCACGGAAGCGACGAAGCTTAGTGCCTTTTTGTACCCAGCCAAATGCGCAGCAGACAATGAACAATTGCCACGGCTCCAGGGTGATCGGCATCCGCTTAAACGCCCATTCGCCTTTGGTATGCGGCAATAGTTGAATAAACTTTGCGGCTTTCTCCGCCATATCCTTGTCAAAGCGGTACCGGAATTTTCGGCTCTTCTCCTGGGCCATATCGTCGATATGACGCTGACAGGCCTGAATGACAAACTGGCACGCCGGGACTTTACCCCGCACAACGTTGCGGGCGTACTGATTCGCGGCGTTAACGTTAGGGTACGATTTCCGGCTCATGAGTTGATCATCTTCAGGAATGGGTTGGAGGTTTTCTTCTGACCAGCAAGACCGATCAGACGCTGGCGGCTACTCGGATCAAGTCCCAGCATTGAACCGGTAGAACTCATCTCCGATTCCTGTTCTTTCTTGGCTGTAAGTTCAGGGTTCTTAATTTTTCCACCCATAGCCCCAACGATTGAAAGACCATCACGGGCGATGTTTCTGACAGCACGGCGCCAGAACTCGTAAGCCACACACCAGCGTTCAAGCACCGCAAGATCGGTTACACAGAGAAGACCTTGCCCGCATAATTCCTTCGTGGTCAGTTCCCACATGACGGAGGCCATCGGCATACCATCGTCTTCGGAAAACCATTCCGGGGGTTCAACGCCTTTAATGGGTGTGAAAACTGGTTCTTCTTTATTAAGGGCTCGCTTGCCGGGGTTACCAGCCAGCTCCTTGCGCGCCGTTGGCTTGGGGCGACGCCCGGAACGCCCCGTCGTTCCAGCCATAAGCGACACTCCAGGTTAAATTTGATTTTTCGCGGGTAAAAAAATTCGAGGAGGCGGGCAGTCCTGAAGGCAAGGGACCACAGAGATTTTACCTCCCCTTCCCCCTTGAATCACGCAAATGACAACCATTATCACTTTCTACCTTCTTTCCCGGTCTTGGTGGCGTGACATGACCAGCACAGGCTCTGCAGGTTGGCATCGTCGTCTGTGCCGCCCTGAGCTTTCGGTATGATGTGGTCAACACATGAAGCCTGCTTAACGATCCCTTGCTTGATATGACTCTGACACAGACCATTGTCACGCTTCAGAATGCGCTCACGGATAATCTCCCATTTAGAGCCATATCCTCGCTGCTGTCTGGTTTGACCTGGCTTATATTGCCGCCATCCTTCGCCTTTGTGGGCTTCGCAGCAGCCTGATGGATCTATGGTGGTTGAAGGGCAGCCGCGAACACGGCAAGCTTTTGGTGTTCGTGGTGGCATAAACGCTCCAATAAAAAAGCCACCAGCGAATGCCAGTGGCTTACAATAATCTGAATTATTTTTTGAATATTTAGCGCTTACTGAGAGCGGTATGATGCTGAAGTTTCCCTCAAAGAAACGGTAACAAAGATATTGTATGTTAATTCTTTATCTTCGAAGAATTTTTGTACAAAGTTGTGAAACGCTTTTGCTATTGCTTTCGATTTAGATTTGATTTCATCTTGGGTCGGCACTGCACCTTTGTGTGGCACCTCGTGTTCTCTTACACCGTAGTATATGTTCCTCGGAAGTTCGCTTTCCTTAATTGTTTTTAAAAGCCCTTTATTGGCTAGAAGATCAGTTATTTCTTTATACACACCTGATTCGTCCTCAACATCAACATCAAAAGTTAATGTTACGTTAAATTTCATCTTTGTAGTCATTTTACTCTCCTATGTTACTAAGAGAGTATCGGCATCATCAGGAAATTGTTTATTAGCATTCAAAGCCAAGATTAAGCCCACCAGCTGGCGAGCCTTGTCATGGCTGCCACTTCTCGGAGTGGCCACGCTCATGCCCTTGAGATGCTGTCGCATCATCGCCGCTTATAACCGGTGCGCGTCTGGCGTTCGCGCTGCTTTACCGGAGCATGTCCCCTTATTTACCCTCACAACGGTCTGCTATACCTGCTCGCCATTACGCGACTCGGGGCAACATCATGACTGCTGCATTACCTTTCGGCTGCGGTCTTCCCGATTTGCTACTTCAAATCGGCTTTCTCCTTCTGGCAGTTCGCCTGCCACGCTTTGTTATGCGCCAGGATGTCTTTCTTCGTCTGGCGGTCCATAACGTCGATGTCGTGATCAGTCAGGTAGATTGGCTTTACCCAGTCACAGGCGGTATCAACCACCACCGGGACGCTTCCACGTGTTACGCAGCTCGCTATCAACATCGTCATCAGGCATACGGTTAACAGTCTGCTGTACATTGCTGGCCTCTTTGGTTGTTTCTACCCGGCGTTCGGCTACTGCTTGAGTGGCTGCGGCCTTTTCTTCGGTACGCTGCTGGTCTGCTTTGGCTTCCGCTTTGCTGGTGCCGCGTGAATGACCAATGCCAAAAGCACCAGCGATAGCAGCCATGACCAGAGCAGCAAGACCAATTATTGTTTCTAATCCCATATCAACCTCACACCAGTACCGTTTTGGCCTGACCAAAGCGTGCGCGACGATCTTCAAGTCCGTTCGTGCCGCCGTTGATAATCTTCGTCACCTGCAAAAGGTCGCCGGAATACTTCAGGCATCCCTTGGTAGCGAAGAACCACGCCGCGCTTCTGGCTGCATAAACGTCCTCGGCCAATAGTTCAGGCTGCTTAACCAAATCAACCTTCAGTCCGTTCCCGCAATCACGGTAGTTGTTGAGGCCGGTAATCTGGATAAGTCCACGCCCACGGTATAGCCAGCCGTCACCGGGAGCGTTGTTCCCCATGCGTTTGCTGTATACCAGGTTAGCAATGGCTCGCTGGCGCTCAATCGGTAATGTTCGCTCTTCAGGACGGCGGCCAAGCGTGTTTGCCTGGTCTGCTGTGAGACGTCCTGCACGGATGAAGTTAACAAGTGCTGCAATGCGGTAGTTGAAGCTTTCCACCAGCAAAGTGAAGCCAGCTGATTCATGACCTGCCTGAGCGATGAACATCGCCTGGTCTACCGGCTTGGTGATGCCGAACTCTTTCATTGCATCACTCACTGGCTGAAACCAGCGCGCAGCTAACTCGGCGCTTAGCCCAGCCGCCTTTCGAAATTGTGATTGGTTCATTAGTGCCTCAGTGCATCAACCAGGCGCGCTACGTTTCCCCGAGCCCAGAGAACGGCGGCGCATATCAGGACGTTCACCAGCACCACAAACCAGTGTGATTCATGGTACAGGCCGAACAGGTAACGGAAAGGGACGCTGGCGTATACCAGCACCGTGAAATAAGCCATCAGCGATATCAGTGGGCGATGTCTCGCCCCGCCGCGCTGGTAGAACATCAGTGCAATAACGATAACAGCAGAGATAATTGCGTTTGCCATCGCACTCGGATCACTTGTTACCATTGCTGGCCCCTCCACCACGTAAACGTGAGAGAATTCCAAACAGGCTACCCAAATCCTGACTGTTGACGAACGTCAGCAGCTTAATAGCAATAGCGGCTACGATTACCGCGCCCAGCGCATCAAGTGGCCTGTCGCTGTACCCCGTCCATTTGGAAAAGTACGAGCCAAGCAACGGTGCACCAATAACGCCGAAGATGAATGAGGTGATGAAGTAGCCCACCAGCTTAAGGCGGCTGATATTAACCGCCGTAGCGACGTAGAACACCGCACCAGCGAACGCACCAAACACCACACCGTAATCTATGCCAGTTGCCAAGCCGAACATGCTGGCCCCCATCAGACCACCAGTCGCTACCGTAGTACCAGAAACAGGATCGGACATTTAGCCCCCTCATAATTGCTGTAAGTCCTCTCAGGAGTGAGGGGAATAAAAAAGGCCCGCCGAAGCGAGCCCGTTAATTACACAACTGTAATTTAATTAATATCCTTAACCCTAATCCATTCTTTTTTTAAATATACCTGTGTAATTGCGACTAACTCTTTACTCAGCTCATATAACTTTTTCTTATTTGGCCTTTCTCTAAACGAACCCGTATTTGCGGAAATTTCTTGAAGAATTCTGTTAATTTCAATCGCTTCAGGCTCAGCGGGATTAACTAAAAGAAGTATTTTATATTTTAAATTTTCTACTACACGCGAATCGTCAGTCATAGAATTGATGGCGTCTCTATGGACTATGAGAAAATCAGAGCCATCCTTTTTTGATAACGCCAGGCAGTGCCTTGCTATAGTGCGAGATTTTCTCAGTGAATGAACTGCAGAAATATATTCAGCCGTTGACTCTCTTAAATTATTTATCCACTGTTGCCTGTTTGCAGAGATTACTTGTGCTTTGATATTTTTAGTTGCAATTTCAAGCTGAGCATTCCTGTCTTTATCAAAAGAGTCCTGCTGATGAACTCTATCCTCTTTCATTGCAGAAATATTTTTCTTAATTGTATACCACGCTATATATGCAGGTATTAGACCTGCAATAAAAGCGCCAAGAACGCTATCCCATGCGAATCCAGTATCCACAAATATCGTTGGGATTTTGGTTACGTTTAGGAAACCGTAATCTAGGTAATGAACCGAAGGAAAAGGATGTGGTACACCAGACCAAGCCATATATATCCCCTATTGTAAAAAAGGGAATAGTAACAAAAAAACCCGCAATGTGGCGGGTTTATGTTTTTTCTGTTGCTCAGTACGCTTTACTGTCCCGAGCCTACCACAATTTAAGCACTTTCTTGCTCACTCTGCAACTTAAATCTGTCGCTATTTGTGCCAAACGCATCACAAAGTGGAGCGTACAGGATCGATTCTGCCAAACTTACCCATGTGTCGATTCGGCGGCGGCAGGTGATAAGGGTCCAGTCTGGGTGTTTTGCATTAAGCTCGTTGGCCATCTGTAGTTTGCTCTTACGCAGCCGGTGACGGTCAACGATTACGCCATACAACCCACGGTATTCTTCGTTCATGAGTACAGCGGCGATCACGCTATCAATCTTCAGCCCTTCCTCGTCAGAACAGAACGCCAAGCCGCTTTTGTTTTTGCTGTCGAGGATTTCGCGCAGGTATGCTTCCAGCTCAGGTTTAGTGATGCCGGATTTCTTCATGCGGCGCAGCGCATCGTTGATTGCGGTCTTGGTGATTTTCCCGGATGCCAGTAGCTGGTTGAACATGTTTCCGCCTGAACCACCACCGATGTATGACCAGCGGCCCCACATGCGGAGCTTGCCCTGTACCCAGATGCTTTCGAGAGTGTGAAGGCGAACCATCTCGCCGGATTTGCCAACTTCTGAAGGATTGATCATGTTGCGTCTCCACCTACGCCAGTGCGCCTATTGCCAGCGCACGATCTAAAAACCGAAACAACAGCGTTAACTGGTCGCCGTGCTTCGCTTCAAATGCCACAGGATCAGCGTGCAACTCGTCGTGATGCGCTCTGCACAGCGGTATCACAAACAGGTCGTGCGCTTTGGTACCCATTCCACCCTGCCCGTGGCCAATCAGATGATGGGGGTCGTCTGCCGGGTTATTGCAGCAACTGCACTGCTGCGACTTCACCCAGCGGGTGTACTTCTCGTTCTCCCAGCGGCGGCGCTTTGGCCTCAGCATGAAAGATTCCGGTGATTCAGGATCGACCTTCACCGAGACTATCTTCTTAACTTTCTCCTGGAGGATTTCAGTCACCGATAATGACGGAACAATGTCGCTTTTCCCGCATCACTGAGCTGTGCGATTCAGGCTTAATCCTGAGTGCCAGGTTAGCCACTGATTCAGGAATAAGGTCAGCCAGATCGTTACGTACCATCCACCAGCACAACTCCGGCAGCGTCAGGGTATGGTCAGCGCTGAAACCCAGCATAATATTTACCCTTTCGAGCAGCCATTTTACCAGGTTCTGCATGGCAATTCCTGCCAGTCTTTCAGTGGTTTGTTCCCGCAGTTGGTTATCGCATCCCCAGCACAGTCGAATACTGCCGGGGGCGTGGCGTAGCAGTGTGAAGTCCTTTGAGTGCCATTCGTTGTGCGGCCACTGACATTCGAATTTACGTTCCAGCCAGGCATCAAGGCCACTCAGTCCACCAGCACGCTGAATAACCCGCTCGTTCAGGAAAAGTTCCTGCATACTGACATCATCTGTCAGTGGCTGGTGTACTTCAGGAATCAGGCCAGATGGCAGGTGCTGGATTGCTTCGGAAGGCGTTTCAATCACCACCCGGCCACGACGAAACAGCCACAGCAGTTCGTTTCCTGGGCGGAACAGAACCACCCCGGACATAGGCGCAACTTCAGGTGTCAGTATGGCTCTCACCTAGTTCCTCCCATTGCTGGTTGATGCTTGGTTATAGATATTTCTACCCTTCCGCCATGCACTTTCGGTCCCCACTCCACCAGCATTCTCTGCACCTGGCTGTCATCCTCCCAGATACCAGCGTGAGTAAGCGCGTCAAAAAGAGCCTTGTTGTAGTTGTCGATGTCGCGGCGCCGTTCGTCAGGTGGATACAACATAATCTCGACGGCAGCTGGTGCTGTTGAAGGTTTTGGAAGGAAGCGAAGCTGCTCGACGATAGCCACACAGGCAGCGCTTTGATATGCCCTGCCTTTGGCGCTGATAAGATGGCGGCCTTTTAACGGCCCCTTATTCGGGGCTCGCCAGTAAGTGTTTACGCTCGGCGGGAACGGGAGCACCAGTTTCATAAAGTCACTCCCTGTTTTTTCAGCCATTCAACAGCGTTATCTCTGGCCATGTCTCTACCGGATAACAGGCCTTTAATGATCGCTACCGGATCAGCATCCAATTCTTTTTTGACGACGGTAATGCCCCTGGCAGCGCCAGGAGCAATGGAGATGTAACCCTTTTTCTTAAGCGCCTTCACGTGCTCTACAGCCGCATTCTGCGATGAGCAACCAATCAGTTCTGCAAGCTCTATCAACGTTGGTGGGAAGCCAACCTTTTCAATGTGAACCTTGATAGCTTCATACACTTCACTTTGACGCGGCGTTAACTCGTTCATGAGTCCTCCCCAATGCGGCCCTTGTAGCGGCCAAAGCGACCGTTAAGCCGCCCGATGATGCTGTAGAACATCATTAGGCTTACCCCCATTGGCTTAACCTTCTCGTGATATTCCTTCAGGATCGGCGTTGCTATTGAGTTCCACCCTGCTGAAGGATTATCAGTGATGGCTTTCTTAAGCGCGGTGCTGCATTGACGAGCCACATCACGTACCGCGTTATCCTGCTCGGTTGATAGTTTTATCATGCTGCATGCTCCCGGTTATTTGTCACCGGAACAGCAACGCCGGAAATCAATTCAACTGCAGCTGACTCAGCCTGATTACCCCAGTGATCCCAGCCAGGCGCACCGCAGCGGCTGAAGAGTTCGATACGCGGAACGTCCCCGTAAAGCTTCTCCAGACGGAAACGCGCCTCGGCTGGCTTTTGGCTGTGCTCCCCGAGTGGGCTGTAGATTACCTGCTTGATGCTGGCGCACTGGCGTTCAAGTCCATTCCCCTTGCTGGCGATCAGCATGTCTTCGGTATTGGCTCGGGTGTAGTTACCGCCGTTCATGCGGGTCTGCGCATTCAGCAGGTCGAGAAAGTCGTAAAAGTCCTCAACTCCACCAGCCTGAAGCGCTTTGTTGATGTGCAGCTCTGCCAGTGGGTTGAACTTCACCCAGGTAAAGCCCTTCATCGTGCGGACCTTAAAGCCCCATGCTTCAGCCAGCTCAATCGCTTCGCGGGTATGTGTGCCGGTGAACCACATAGCCAGAACTGCATCATCTGCAGCCAGGTCCCACACAGGAAGACGCTTCATGTCGATAAGCTTCATCGTGCCGTAGTGGTTGGTGGCCGCACCGTTGCTGACAGTGTTCCCGTATTCCCGGGCTGGGTCTGCGTAAATCAGTGAATATTTCATCGTATCCTTCCCCTCAGATTTCTAAGGCCAGCTGTGGAGTAAAGCGGTCACGCACTGCGTCATACTTGAGAGCGCTGGCGCTATTAAATGCCTCAATACGCTCAACGAGGACGGCAGCGCGGGTTTCTTTGCTGGCTGGCGCATAGGCTGATTTATCCCATGCCTTATCAATACCGATATTGCGCGCAACGTTTGTGCTGTCAGCTGATGAAAGGGGTATGTGAGTAAAAATGTCTTTATTCAGCATGCGAAGGCCATGGAGCTTGGTAATCGGATAACCATTTGAATCAACTACGTGCCGGATAAGGTCTCGCAATTTTGCCCTGCAGGCGCGTGGTCGCTTTGCATCGTATTCACCCATTGAACCTATGCAGACACGAGGAAACTCATGGCAGAGACGAATGAAACGTTCGTCGGGTTCGCTCATGTGCCAGACAGGCGCACCGACGAATTTACCGTGAGGCCATTCAGCTATTAGCTCATCGTTCTCTTCACTGGTTCCACCGATAACATCAGGGATAACTGCAAATGCGAAACGAGGGTGATTCATCCACTTCTTAACAAATTCGTAGTAGTCGTACCAGTTAACAGGCTGGCCCTTATCCCAGAAGCTGAATGCACCATTATCCAGCGCGAAAGACTGGGTGACTTCGCTGGCCAGAGCTAATTGGCTTGGGTTAGCGAAGCTGATGAACGCATGGCGACCCTTCCACGCTTTAAGAGCGCAGGTATCAGGTGTAATTGGTCCTCCGTGGAAATGAATCATCAGATGTTCCTCGCCTGGCCAGCCAGACACCATGCGTCAGTAGGCGTTTTGACTTTCGGTACCATGCTCAGGCAACGCTGGCGCTCAATCAGGATCTTCATTCGCTGCTCTTCGTCTTTTGAGCGGTTGAATGCTTCCATCAGAACCGTAGCCGCACGCTGGAAGAGCCCCTTCTCAAACAGGCCTTGAGCTTTTTCCATCATCGCGGTTACTGCCGGGTTCGGTGCGGCTTCCTGTTCTGATGCAGCTGGTGCATCAGCTCGGTTAATTCTCAGTGCAGAACGACCTTCACTCACATCCCCACCCGGCGCTTTAGCAAAATACTGGTAGCACTTGCCGTTGTGCTGGCGGGTAGCGCGATTCAGTTTGACCAGGTGGCATACCCCGCGCTGAACAGCATGAACGTCGTACTGTGGCATTGATGCCGCAATCTCTTTGTTCGTTAAGCCAGGGTTGGTGGCGATGAAAATCTGAATGTCTTTCAAGAGGCTCATGGCTTAGCTCCTCTGAAACCTGCTGGAATTGTTTTATCTGGCCCGCCAAATACCATCATGCTGGAGTTATTGCGCTGTCCTTCCCAATCCTGACGCTTAGGGCGGCCATTGCTTTCCCAGCGAGTAGCACTTTGCAGATATGACTCGAATTTTTTCGGGCCAAACAGAGTTTCAGGTCGCATGTACTGGTACTGATCATCATTGCCGCTCCAGTGCTCGTGTTTCAGATCGATTACCAGCTGCAGGTCGTGAACGCTGTAACCTTCACGAAGGCGCGCTCTTATGTTTTCAAGAGGGGTTTTTGATTTTTGGTACCGGGAACCACTCACCTGGTTGAGGTGAGTTAAAACCAGAATGGCGTTATCAGTGATCAACACCTCAGGGTCTGGTTGCGGCGCAACCGGACAAATAGGGTTTTTAATATCTGTAGTATTCTCTGTTGTATTCTCTGTAAGAACATCAGTGCATTTTGACCTGATGAGAGCGGTTCGTTTTGACCCGATGGAGCGTGCCACTTTGACCTCTTCCATCGGTTCATTTTGACTTGATGGAAGAGTGCATTTTGAACTCTTCGATTTGGTCACTTTGACCTCATCTAAAAGCTCGCTTTCGTAGTTGATCGTGTAGTAGTTCGTCATGTCGCGCTGAGACTTATTCAGCTGCTCAACTTTGAGCACGCCGAGGTTCTTCAGGCGGGTGAATGTGCGCTTCAGCGTAGACTCAGACCAGAACGGGAACTGCTCCAGCCACTGCTCGTTGGTGTTGTAAATCCAGCGCACGCCGTCACGCTCCAGTCCGGAGGTGGTTTCTTTAAGCCAGTAGTTAACCTGCTGCAACGCAATGGCCTCGTTCAGGCCAATGCTGTACGCAAGGTCAGGGTTTATCACTATCGGCCGGGATGGCATCAACAGGCTCATGGTCGTCCTTTAACTCTGTAAATTTACGCTGGAATTGCTCAAGAGGGCTGAAGCACTCATGATCGTACCCTTCGCGAAGGTATATAACGCGTCGAGTCTGTGGCTCCCACCTGACGACGTGGACTGGGATGCCTCTGTGGTCTCTGAATCGCCGGTCAACTTCAGCCATTCCTCACGCCCCTTCTCGTTCATCAGAGCAAAAGCCTCTACCATCGCGTTCTCAGGCTGGTAGTTTTTCGTGTCAGCCTGGTCGTTTAATCTCTCCACATAGCCGAACGGGGAGTCTTTTCCCACCAGTGGAAGGCATCTGAATTGCTTCGCTGGTCTCAATCGGTTTAAACTGTTCATGCGTTAGTTTCTCCACTGAATACGACACGCCAAGACGCCCGGAGCTGCACACTCGCGGGCGTCACTTTTTTTGGCTTTTCTTACGGCTAAACAGCGCAACAATCGCGCGGATTTCTTCTTCACGCGCAGCAAGGTGACGGCGGTGATGCTCGTGAATCTCTTCAGCTTCATGCGGTTCAATCACTCCATCTTCGAGGGCCTTCTGGATAATCTGATCAACCTGACCACGTGCTGCTGCAGTTCTCATGGCACGCGTAAACAGATCGACACGGTCGAGGTCTTCCAGATGCGGAACGTCCACCAGCAGTGCGCCGCGCCGACGGGCAAAGTAATCTGCCAGGAGAGACGTGTTTGAAATGTCTTCCATCGCTTCCAGCTCGTTCACTTCGAAGAACCGGCAGCCGTTCTTCTCGTACAGGTTGTTGTTAAACTGCGTTACGGACATGCCGATTGCACCGGCCATAGCCTCACGGCCACCGGGATACGCTTTGCACATCGCTTTCACTACTTCTTTCAGGCTTGGCTCTACCATATTGATTTTCCTTTGGTAGTTACTGTTACACTGCGCTTTCGCTAGTCTTTTGAGGACGGCTAATCGCTTTGATTAATTCCTTTGAGAATTTCCCCTTGGAGGCTAAAGCGATTTTTTCCGCATAGTTGGTCTCACCAGTAAAATCTGTACGAGGTAAGCAACCTTTTTTCATCCACTTATAGATGGATCGAGCACTACATCCGCAAGCAGAAGAGATCGTGATAACACCAATCTCCTTGATGGCTTCCGTAAGAGTTGGGATTTTTTCCTCTTGCATATGAACCTCAGATTATGAACCTAAAGTACATATTATGACGGAACTGATAGTTCAGGCAAGTAATCCTATTATTGAACTCATGGTTCATGAAGACAGAGCGCGACAAGACTTCTCCAAACGGCTAGCGCTGGCCTGTGATAAAGCTGGATTTATAGTTCATGGTCGACAGGCAGAAATTGCTAAAAAAATGAAGCTAACGCCTAAAGCTGTGAGCAAATGGTTTAACGGGGAAGCAATTCCAAGGCGTGGAAAGTTGCAGGAATTGGCAGCTCTTCTTGGCACGTCTTCAACTTACCTACTAGGCGACTCTTCTGAGGACGGAATCCTCAAAAGACAAGCCAGCACTGCCAATGATGTTTATCGGGTCGATGTACTGGATCTAACAGTCAGTGCAGGGCCTGGTTCATTCATGATTTCTGAGAATGTGGAGGTCTTACACGCTATTGAGTTCACATCTGAACATGCACGTTCCCTCTTCGGTAACCGAGCTCAGTGCGATGTGAAGGTGATGACTGTAGACGGTGACAGCATGTGCCCAACTATTCAGTCTGGTGACCGTCTCTTCTTTGATGTGTCAGTGAGGAACTTCAAGGTTGACGGAGTTTACGCATTTGTCTTCGGGCAACACTTCCATGTCAAGCGTTTGCAAATGCAGGGACTACAATTAGCCGTGCTTTCAGATAACCCGGCATACAAAGACTGGTATGTAACCGAAGAGAACCAGGACCAGCTATACATCATGGGCAAAGCGCTTATTCATGAGTCGATAGCGTACAACAAGCTGTAGAGACGAAACCACGACTGGTTTGATTGGGAATTGAAAATTTTCACTAAAGTTGTTTAGCATTAATCCGATAGTAAAAAATAGACGCAAATTTACATGATCTTTTGTGCTGTATCGCTTGCTGAAAGCTAGGTTTTGCGTAAACTTCAATTACTCAAATTAGAGTAAACAACATATAGGACAACCCACATGAAAAAATCTGCAAAGCTCTTTTTCAGCGCTATGGGCTCTATCCTTGACCTTTGCCCAGCAGGTAGTTACAGCGAGTATCGTTCAAATGCTACAGACATCGACCTTATCAACTCTGATTGGGCTAATGTAGGTGGTTACGTTAGAGGCGCTGTAACTGATAATGAGCAGAAAAAAATCTCAAAGAAAGCTTCAAACAGCTACCCCGAGAAATCTTGTTAACCAACCAGCCACATTAGGGCGAGTTCAAGACGGTAAGACAGAACTGCTTATAAATGAGGTCGCCAAGAACCCTCAAGTTCTTGAGCGACTCATGGATAGGCCTGAACTAGCTGGCATCATGATGCAAGTGACTCACACTAGGTCAGGCCCCCTCCCAGACGCTGATGAATTAGCCAGATACGAAAGAGTTTCTCCAGGATTCGCTCGTGAAATAATGGACATGGCTAAAGCTGAACAAAAACACAGACACGAGCATTACAAAGCGGGACAAAGTGGAGCGATTTGGCGAGATCGACTCGGGCAGATCTTTGCAATGGCTTCTGTTCTTGTTTTCGCCGGGATTGCTTACGAGATGATACAGCACGAGGCTTATGGCTGGGCTACCGGGCTTCTTGGTGTTGAGTTAGTTGCTTTAACTAGCGTTTTTGTAATTGGAAGAAAAGACAAACCGAATCTAAATCAAAGTAAAAAATGAGACAACCCGGCCATCCAGCCGGGTTTTTTGTGCCTACTTCACAGCCTTGCTGCCTTTCCTGACTCCCTGTTAATGTCCTTGCCGTTCACTATGCCTGTTACTCTAGCGCTGCTCTAGTTAGTCGATGATGGCTTCCTGCATAACAGGCAGATAGGAAAGCGACAAATCCATAACCGCCCTGCCCATAGCATGAACAACCATAGCCATCTTTAATCGTCTAATTTCATACCATTCTCATTTCTGGTGTTTTTTCAATCACATCATTTAAAATAAAAAATATGTCAATTTACAATACCTTGCAGGCTTTTATGCACTTAGGTGTACCTTTAGTACTTTACATAACTGAACTATTGGTACATATTAATTTCACCGGCATATTACGCATGTGCCTCAGCGGTCCGGGGACTTCTTGCAAGTCAGAATCCGCTTACAGCGGATAGATGGAATGTGCAAACCAGGTTCGCACGAAGGATCAAAGACGTCTTAGCGCTAGGCAGGGGTGAAAATACTGGTGCTAGGAGTATTGCTAGATAACACAAGAAGCGCCCATCGGACGCTTGTTCTTTAAAAAAATGTTAGCGTGAACTTAAATGAATGCTTCAGTCATCAACTGAAAGAAAAGTTCTTCAGTTAGCCTAACAGGTTGCCAAACTGAAGGATTTTGTCTGTCATAGTCAACAAATACCCAGAATGGTTTTTCTTCGATACTATTGCTATCAAGACCAAAGTAATATTGGTGAAAACCAAGGGACTTTGGCATTTCTATTTGAACTATGCCTTTAAAAGCTCGAGTACGGGATACACCATCAGGATGGAAGAAAACTTTTTTATTTCCGTCGGTTACCATTAACCCTTTGACTTGATAATGTGTATCGTAATCATTGTAGCTAACTGATGCTGGTTGACTTTTAAGACCGCCCGACGCACACCATTCCTTTATTTTTTCAATAAGCGGAGGTAGATGCTGAAAGTAAAATTCTACTTGTTGTTGTTGTGCTTTTGAGGTGTTATCTAGGCGCTTTTGAAGTTCAACCAATCGATCTTGGGATGCTTGTTCTTTTGCTTTTAAATTGTTTTTAAAATTTTCCGCCGGATTTGTCATCAGAATTTTCCTATTAGTTTTTTCTTATCATATGATTCGAATTCAACAGAAGATAATCGGTTATGACTATCGTTTTCGTCCAGCACCAAGCAACTTAAGTTAAATCCCCCAGCCATTGCCTACACCCTCATTCGAATATCACATCCGAGTACAAAGTAAATCGTTTTTCATTGCAAAGTTATTCAGTTTGCCAGCCAACATTATCCCGTAGGCTTACGCGGGGATCTTGCAAACAAAATCAAGCGCTGTGCAGAGCGCTAATAACACGGAGAAACTAACCATGACGAACACACAGAACGTCACCGAGTTACAACCACGCATGACCAAAGAGCAGCTTATTGACGCAGCTCGCAAGGCCGCCCCTCTCCTTCCTGCCGCCTATGGTTGGATGGTTAACGAACTGGCTACGCGCCTTGATGTTACCAGCGTCGCGCTTTGTGAAGCGATGGCGCAGCGGAAGGAACTGGCTGAGCAGAACGCCACCCTGCGTGAGGATGTTGCCAGCTGGGCCAAAGAGTGCGACCGCATAGAAGAGCGCCATACCAAAACGCCTACCAACATGCATCTGCTGGAAGCTCAGCGAGAATTGCGTGAGCTATCTCCTGTGGTCATTTCCCTGAATAGCGAGGTTGCTCTCTAATGGCTAACTCATTCAAGCAAATGACCAAGGCCGGTGTAATTAAGCGCACCGATACCGGGATGTTTATCGCTCTTTCCGATATCCACGTTCGTGAAGGTTTCAACAAGCGTGAAGACGATGAACGGACCCGCCAGGCTGATGATGACCTGTTCAACTACCTGATGAACGGCGGATCAGTTCCACCTCTGGAAGTTATCGCACGTGATGAAGGTGGTGTGTGGGTTGTAGAAGGTCACCGCCGCCGTCGCTGCTATGCGCGCTGTGCTGAAGCTGGCAAGCCAGTAGACCGCATCCACATCATGCCGTTTAACGGTAACGATGTGCAGCGCCTAGCTCGCATCATGACCAGTAATAACCAGTTGCCGCTCTCCGATATGGAACAGGCTGCAGTAATCCAGGAGCTACATAACGCCTTCAACCAGACCACCAGCGAGATCGCAAAACTGGTCAACAAGTCTGTTCCTACTGTCGAAAAGCTTCTGCTTCTGAGCACAGCTAACCACGACGTTCAGAAAGAAGTTAAATCCGGGACCGTGTCCGTAGATGTGGCCGTTGACCGAGTAAAAGAGTTCGGCGAAAAGGCCGGTGAGGTTCTTCAGAAGGATAAAGCTTCTGCTGCCGCAAAGGGCAAGAAGAAAGTCACCCGCAGCGTTATAGCGCCAGAAATTAGCGTTAAGAAAGCGCGCCGCCTTGTTGAACTGATTAGCCTGGCCGGGATAAGTGACACAGGTGTTATCTCTCTCGAAGGTTTGGCCCATGCAGAAGCATCGCAAATTATTGATGAGCATAAAGCCATAGCCGCCCAGATTCGCAAAGGAGTGCAGTCATGAGCAAATCACTGAATTCCCGTTGCATCCGACGCTGGAAAGTTGAGTTTAAGGGCGTCTGCGATTCGAAGTTAAATCCATGGTGGCGTAAGCGTGACCTACGCGGTTATATCCGCGATGCTGCGCTGACAACCGCTGATTGCATGGTTCAGAGCATGGCCGAAAGAAATGCCAGGGTTGATTTTTGTGGTGTCGATAACGGATGGTCTCCGGAGTTCTCTGCCTGGTATGGCGAACGTCGCGAACAGTACCTCAAAGAGGCGCGAGATTACCTCAACGAAGAAGCCAGCAACGATGAAATCGACGAAGAGATTCAGAACGAGCTGGAGGCCTGGAATGACTAGCCGCCCAATGAGCAACATCGACAATCGCGCGGCAGAGCTGCTGATTGAAAACGGCGCTCTGGTTGCCGACACGTTGAGGCATTTGGCTGATAACGAAATCGACTCAGACTACTTTGCTATTTGCCACACCAACGAAAACGGCACTGAAATTGAATGCGAGCTGGTAATCACAGATTACGCGCGCCAAGCGGCTGGAACCGTTGATGAGCTGGTCAAGGCGCTGGAAGCCGCAGAGAAGCGGATTGCTGACCAGAGCGGAATCATTGAGTCAGCGAGAAAGTTCATCAGCGAATATGCAGGTCTCGGTGATGTTGGTGCTGCTGAGTTCATAAAGATTATTGACCGCGCAGCCGGTAAAGGAGAGGCATCATGATCACCTTCACCAAAGAACAGCTTATCGCTTCTGCGCACGCGCGTATTGAGTTTGCAGAGATGATGCTGGCTGGAGAGTTAGAGCCCCTCAAAGAGCGCACATGGTCAATTGAACTGGAGCTGGCGCGTATCGCGCTGGCATCGCTCGAAGCGGAGGCTGTCATGTACGTCATGGTGGGTGAAGATTTTGACTCGGACGCAACAAGCGTATCCAAAGCGGTAGTTGATGGCTGGGTTGATGAGTGGAATCAGATGGGGGAGCATAGTTTCAGGACTGTGCCGCTATACGCCACCCCGCCAGCTCCGACAGTGCCGAATGAATGCCCGACAGAAATTCGCGAGCTGATGGCGTCGTATTCTGATGCTCTCTTCGACGATGAAGACGCGCAGGTGATATGGAACGCATGCCGCGCCGCCATGCTTCAGGGTGCCGACAGCGAACTACAGCGCAAAGCTGCCATCCATGACGCGCTATGCGAAAATTACAGCATCGAGTCACTGGCTGATTTCGTCGACTGGCAAAGGAATCACATTACTGAACTTGAAGCTGCTCCACCTGCTCCTGTGGGTCCGAATGAGACTGCTGTTATGCCGGATTATCCAGGGTACATGATGACGCAGCGTGAGTGCTTCCAGGCTGGCGCGAAAAGAGCGGTACCGGATGGGTGGGTAGTGGTGCCGGCTGAGCCAACCATGGAAATGCTCGACGAGTTCGACTCGATTATTGATTACGGCGCAGAAGACTCAAAGGATGCATGGGGAAGGCTTATCGCAGCAGCACCGCAGCAGGAGGTGAAGAATGGCTAACCTCCAACTGGCTGTTAACGGTGAATACTTCGACCAGATGAAAGCCGGCGAGAAAACTGAGGAGTATCGCCTGGTAACATCATTCTGGAGCAAGAGGATTCTGGAAAGGAATTACGACCGCCTGATAATCACCCGTGGATATCCAAAGCGCGATGACGCGAGCAAGCGTATCGACGTTCCGTATGCTGGTTACGAAGTGAAGGTGATAACACATCCGCACTTCGGGCCCGACCCGGTCAAGGTCTTCGCTATCAAGGTCAATATCGATGGCCAGTAAACTCAAACAGCGGCGCTTGCGCGCCTTAAAGCGGATGTCGCATGGTGGCGAGAGGAAGCAGAAGATTGCCGATCCCGCCTGCTGGAGTTGGCCGGGGAAATCGACAGGCTCAAAAAGCTGGTTATCCGCGTTCCGATGCCAGTTCTCATGCCAAAGGAAATGGTCCACCAGCTTTATTACACCGAAACAAAAAGATGTCGTACCTGCAATGACGGGCTCCGTGGTGGTTGCTCATCTTGCATTTTCTATAAGCGATAGCCGGGTGCAGCCGGTTAAGTGGAGGATTATATGTCCCGCATGATTTCATTAATCGACTGGGCACAAGAAGAGTTTGGAGAACAAGCGCCAAGTGAACGCGTATTGAAAAAATACGCTAAGGGCCGAATGATGGTCCCGCCTGCCGTTAAGGTTGGACGTAACTGGATGGTAGACCGTGAGGCTCGTTACGTTGGCGTGATAGCCGAACCTGTTGTTCCTGCAAATTCTAACCCCAGATTAAAACGGATCATTGCTGATGGCTGCTAGACCACGCACACATAAAATTTCCATTCCAAATCTCTATTGCAAGCTGGATAAGAGAACAGGAAAAGTTTACTGGCAGTATAAACACCCCACTACTGGGCGCTTTCATAGTCTTGGAACAGATGAGGCAGAAGCAAAACAGGTAGCTAACGAGGCTAACACCATTATTGCTGAACAGCGAACTCGTCAGATTCTTAGCGTTAATGATCGTCTGGCGAGGATGAAAGGGAAAAGAACAGATATAACTGTTACGGAATGGATTGATAAATATATCGTAATTCAAGAAGAACGCCTTAAGAATAACGAATTACGACCAAACTCTTTTCGTCAGAAAAATAAACCGCTTCGACTGTTCAGAGAACATTGTGGCATGCGATATCTGAAAGATATCGAGACCATTGATATAGCTGAAATCACTGATGCAATTAAGAATGATGGTTTTAGTCGCATGGCGCAAGTCGTGCGAATAGTATTGGTTGACGTGTTTAAAGAAGCTCAGCATGCCGGATATGTCCCTCCTGGATATAATCCTGCGATGGCAACAAAGCAACCTCGACATAAAGTTACAAGACAGCGACTGTCATTAGAAGAATGGAAGTCAATTTATGAAGCGGCTGAAACTATGCAGCCCTATCTACAGTGTGGGATGTTACTAGCGCTGGTAACCGGACAACGACTCGGTGATATCTGTAGAATGAAGTTTTCTGATATTTGGGACGACATGCTGCATATCGAACAGGAAAAGACTGGTTCAAGGTTAGCCATCCCTCTTGATCTTAAATGCGATGCATTAGGGTTGACGCTTCGTGATGTGGTTTCAAAATGCCGGGATGCAGTGATAAGCAAATACCTTGTTCACTTTCGCCACTCGACTTCTCAGGCAACCAGAGGAGACAGCGTTTCATCGAGTAGCCTTACGACATCTTTTAAAAAAGCCCGGAATAAATGCGGCATCGAATGGGAAAAGGGAACTGCGCCTACATTTCATGAACAACGTTCGCTTTCAGAAAGATTGTATGAGGCTCAGGGAGTTGATACGCAAAAATTACTCGGCCACAAATCACCTCAGCAGACGGCTAAATACCATGATGACAGGGGGAAAGACTGGACTATCATAGCCGTTTGA